CGGCCCCGCGAAGGTTGGCCCCGCTAAGGTCGGCCACGCTAAGGTTGGCCACACTAAGGTTGGCCTCGCTAAGGTCGGCCCCGCTAAGGTCGGCCACGCTAAGGTCGGCCTCGCTAAGGTTGGCCCCGCGAAGGTTGGCCCCGCGAAGGTTGGCCCGGTAAAGGTCGGCCTCGCTAAGGTCGGCCTCGCTAAGGTCGGCCCCGCTAAGGTCGGCCACGCGAAGGTTGGCCCCGCGAAGGTCGGCTAATGCCGGATTATCCAGAATGACAATTCCTGATTTGTTTTTGATCTGCATTATACGTTCTCCCTTGCTATCGCTTTGCCGGCGAGTGTCGCCATTACCTCAATGACTTGCTGGAAAAGCAGCGACGCTCCGCCTTCGCTTTCTTCCACCGCCACGAGCTTGCGAAACACATCCCAGTACTCGCCGTCATTGGGGCAGCCATAGCTGGTGTTGCGATAGGCGTACGTCTTACCGATAGCCGCCTTGAGTTTGGGTAAGACTTCAGCCTGAAAGGTTTCGTCTTCGATGCGCCGCTTCTCGGCTTGAAGCTCGCGCATCTGTTCGGCGATCTGTTGTTCTCTCGTCATCGCGTCGGGTCATCCTCCGGCCAGTCAATCAACTGCTGCAAAACCTCCGCCAGCGCATCATTAGTCGTTGTACGCCTCCACGATCAGAGCGCGAATCTCCCCCTTCGCGGCGTCGATATCAAGCCGCTTCAGGGTCGGGTAAAAGTGCGCGTCCATCCCGGTCATGCCGTCATCGTCGCCGTGCTCTCGAAAGTTCCGGCACAGCGCCCGGACGATCTTCTTGGCCCAGTCGCGCTGGCCTTCATTCATCTCGTCTACCGACATCCGGCCGCCCGTCCCAGCTAGACGCATCGCGTCATCCTGCTTGACTCGCGCCTCAACGCCACCGAACAACGTCCACGGCTCGAAGATCCCAGCGTTTGTACCCCAGCCAGTTCGCACAATCTTGATGAGATATTCGTACTCAGTGTCCGCGTAGGCGCGGGGCTGGCCCGCCTGTAGCTCTATGACTTCGTAGCGCGTCTTTGTCATGCCTGGACTCCCTTCGGCTTGTTGCGGGCTGCCCTTCGGCCGCCCCGGCCCGATTTCCTCTTGCGCTTTTGCACCAGCAGAGAAAGCCCTTCGCAGCCGGTTTTCGAGGTAGATCCCCCGGGCTGTGCCGTGACAACAGGAGCGCCCCTCGCCAGAGTCCAGCCATTTGTCAATAGCAATCGCCAGCGGGTGGCGCGAGACGGGCTTGGAGTCCTTATTTTTGTCCACCGCTGACCACCTTCCCCGGCCTGCCGCGCCCGCGCTTGCCGTTGGGCGCCGCTTTCTTCATCAAGTATTCGCCAATCGTAGGCTTCGCCTTGGGCGGCCTGCCGCGCCGGGGCCCGAGCAGGTTCAACAGCGCCGTCTCGACGGCCTGGAGCCGCGTAATCTCGTCGCGGACTTGAGCTAGTGTTTGGATTCTGTCCATGGTTCCCTCGCTTTAGTGGTGCCCGCCCCGCTGGGTTACCTCGTCACGGGGCGGGCTGTTGACTCAGGCTCTACTGGATAAGCGGTTACTCCATAGGCACGCTCCCTTCAACCGGCTGCAATTCCTGGCGCATCCTGGCGAGCACGGCGGCGCGCTTGTGCACCGGGATCTGGTTGGACTTCTCGTAGCTCAGGCCGCCCAGCACGCGGTAGTATTCCGCCTCGCCGTGCTGCTCTTTGAGTTCCTGAAACTTGTCGAGGTAGGCGTACTTGCCGGTTTGCTGCCGGGGCTTGGGCTCCGACTTGCGCTTAGCGGGGTCGGGGTTCGCGTCGGACTGCTCATCGCCCGCTGCGACCACGGCGGCGGCGATGGCCTTGAATAGATCGCGGGCCGCTTGCTGGTCGTCAAGCATCACCGGGTCCCACTTGAGGGCTTCATGGATATCCGAAAGCCTGCGGCCAGCTTCCCCTTGGCCGACCAACCCCTCTAGCCGAGCTACCTCTCGATTGATCGCCTCCGCCGCCTTCTTCTTGTCGTAGCCCTTCGAGCCCTCGCCGACCTTCGCGGCCACGCGCTCGATCGAGCGCAGCCGGGCCGCGTTGACGCGCTGGCCCTGATCGGTCTCGGCCTCGGGGTCATCACCGGTTTCGATGAGTAGGGTATTGCAGAGTATGTACTTTACTGCTCCAGTTATAGCCTTCCAAATGCCCTTCGCTTCGCCATCAATTCCTTGCCCGGTGAAGCGCTTTACCATGGAGTAGCCCGTATCAACATCAACAAACTCAAACTCCATGCCTACTTGCGTGATCCACTGCGGCTTGCCTTTGCCGGTTGGCGGACCTTCGCGGTCTTGAACGTCAACGATAGCAACCATGAACAAAATGCGGTGCTCAACAAATGCCCCGTGGATAGCAGCCTTAATGGCGGCCTCGGAGGCATACCTGTAACCGTGGAATTCATTCTTGGCGTCTTTTTTGACGTACGCCACTTGGCTCATGACGGCGTGCAGTTTAACGCACAGCGCAGCGCGGTCTTTGTTGTTTTCTTCGCTCATAGTTCCTTGGCCTTTCGAGCAGCGACCCACGCCCGCTTAACTGTTATCCTGCACTCGCAACAGTACGCGCCAAGCCCAGCCGCCTGAGTCTTATCGCGACCATATTGAGTAATCGGCTTAACCGCTTTACACCGGCAGCAGATCTTTTCCGTGTTCGGATTGCCGCCAGCGCGCACTTCCGCCGATGCCACCGCCAGGCCGAGCACCCGATCCAGCCCAGCAGCGCCCCGGCTGCGAAACTGGCGATGGCCGCAGTCAGTCCCACGACAACCCTCGCTCGTGCATCGCACGATCCAGCATCGCCGTGCTGCGCTCGATGCAGATCAGCTCGGCATCGACGTACTCGCGGACCTGCGCGGCGTGCTCGATGTAAATCTCCAGCAGCGCCTCGATCAGCAGCGGGCACGCCCTCGCGCGCAGGTACTGCCTGAGCAGCCGCTCGTACTGGTCGGCCTTTAGGCGGTACTGCTCTTCGGTTACGGGTGTGTCGTCGCTCATGCCGACAGCTCCTTGTCCTTCCACTTGACGAACTGGCGAATATTGCGGGCTTCCTGCTTGCGTGTGGTGGAGTCGCCCAGGTAGACATTGGGAGCCCATGGGCGAAAGGATTCGGGGGAAAACAGGGCAAGGGATTCGCCAGCGTTCACCGCAAAGAAAATCTGCGCCGAACAAAACGTTCTATTGCTCGCCCCCACCAGCGGCTCGTTTCGTAGCACGGCTTCCGTTCCAAGGAACCGCCATTGACGCGGAAACACGACCGGGCATTCCCCTAAGCCGCAGCCATGCGTGCCACATTTTGACGGCCCCGGGCTGTCGTAGAGGCCGTCTTCGTAGCAGTTCGTATTGATAACCGAGAAGTCGAACTTCTTGTGCCCCAGATTGCCCTTCTCCAGGTGCGCGGCCAGCTTCAAAAGCCGCCGCCTGCCAACGCTCCATGTCGTCATGCCGCCCTCGCTTTCAGTAACTCTTCCCGCACGGCCTCAACCTCATCGCCCCGCAACAGCGCCACCATGACGCGCTCCAAGCGGTCGAGGCGCAGCAGCGTGCAGCGCTTGCACATCTCAGCGTCCAAATCCCACCAGCAGCGTTGGTGGTATTCCATGCCACAGCGGCACTGAATCGTGTCGCGGCGCTCCACCGGATCGGCGCAGCCTTCGCAGTAGACCGTTACGGACAGGTCGGGCTCGGAGGCCAGGGGGAGAAGTAAGGCGTTCATTTTTCACCCTCTGGCGTTTTCTTGTCGCCCTCTAATTTTTCGCGGATTTTCCCCATATCAAAACTCAACAAGCCATCGCCCAAATCAGTGCGTGCTTCCGGGAACATGGCGCTAAGCCTGCACCCCCGGTGGTGAAAATCCCACACCAGAAATGTTCAGGACACCAGCAGAGATCGCAACCGCCTTGGCACTGCACCATCGCCGCCGCCTCGCGCTCCGCCGAGCACCCGGGGTGCTGACAGGCCACAATCCAGTGGCCCTCGTCGAGGTTGGGAGGACCGTAGAGGAGTAGGCTCATCGCACCCCCGCAAACAGCGCCGCCACGCTGACCGTCTCGGCCTCATCCAGGGTGTGCTGGGCACGGCGACGCATCTCCGCGAGAACCATGGCGACCACGATGCGCTGGCGGATTTCGTCGTACTCCAAGACAGAAGGCGGGTACACCCCCTTTACTAGCAACCGATACGCAACGCTGGCGGTGGCTGCTTCGCCGACGCCCCAGCCAATCACGCGGGCCGCAAAGCAGTAACCGGAGCAGTAGGGCATCTCACCCGCCCGCGCCGCCTCAAGCACTTCAATCAGCTTGGCGTCGCTAGCGTTGGCCAGTGCGGCTCGAATCACGGATTTCGCTTCCTTGAACGTCATCGCATAACCTCCAGCAACAAACAGAAACAGCCCAGGGCAAACGGCAGCAAGGCCAGGGCGGGGGCGCGGCGGAACTTCATGCCCGCCTCCGCTGTACCGCGCCCTGCCAATACTGCGTGCGCCGGTTCCCCCGCAACGCATCGTTGCGGCCCCAGCAGTAGGAGGCCCGCATCAGGCCCAGGATGATGGCGACCATAACGAGTTCGATCATGCGGCCTCCACGTCAACGATCTTGACCTCGCGGGCGATACGGCGGGCCGTCTGCCTGACGCTAGGCAGCCCCCGGCAGCACCGGCCGCCGCAGCCGGTCGGGACGGCGTACTCAATCCCATCGCGCCGCAGGAGCAATACAACCCAGCGCAGGTCGCCATAAGCCAGCGCCGTGATCGGCATGCCCGGCTTGAGTTCTTCCATGCGCTCCGGGCAGGCGCCGCGCTGCCGCGCCCACTCCAGCCAAGCCTCGGTGATGACGGGGGTACGGGTCATAGCTGCGCCTCGATGATGTCGGCGACGCGCCGGAGATTGTTGCGCTTGGAGTCGTTAAGCACCGAGAGCGTGAATCGCCCATTGCCACGCTTCACGGACGGATCTCCGCCCAGGAGCCCAGCCCATTCGAAAACCTCACGAGGAAGGAACTGGCGATTGCCATTGAGGCTTAGCGTGACGCAGCCGGGCTCTTGCTCCCACTCGACATCCTTCTCGTAGGCATACAGGTCGCAGAGCACCCCGAGGCAGCAGAAGCGATCAAATCCCTTGTCGGGTTCACAAAGAGCCCCCTTCGCCTGCGCATACTCGCCGCTCCGTAGAGCCTTCAGCCATTTCCGTTTCACTCGTTTGTTCATGCCGCCGCTCCCTTCGCCAACCCCCGCAGCCGCTCCCCCGCGTCGGCCCACAGCAGCCCGCGCAGGAACGCGACCACGCGCCGCTGGCGCTGGCAGGCGCTCCACTGGTGGGGCGGGGTGTGCCGCAGAGTGGCCTTCTCGATATCCAAACCCCAAAGTAGGGTGTCGCGCTGTTCGGTAGTTAGGGTCATAAAGTTCCTTGCCTTGCCCCGCTCCGCCACGCCTAGCCGTGCTTCGACTCGCGACGGCTCGCTACGACTTGTAAAACTCCGCGATAACCTTCACTTCCGGCAGCAGTTTCCCGCTGGCATTCGCCACCGCGCCCTCGATGCGCTTCACGGTTGCCGCCCGCGCCCCGTGCGCCAGCACCGCCAGTACGCCCTTGCGGGCGTTATGTGCCACGCGATCGTTCTCGGTGAGCGACTCGAAATCCACGGCGTCAATCGTGCGTCCGCTGCGCCGCGCCAACCGCCCGACACGAGCCAGGGCTTGGTCGGCGACGTACGGAATCTCGTGGTTGAGCAACCGCCGCAGGCCCTTGCCGAAGACCACACCAAACACAATCTGGTGCTCGCGCTCGACAACGCGGCGTGCGGACGATAGGTTGGCCCGCGCCCCGTTCTGGACGTTGCGCCCCACGACGGTATTGATCTCCGCGTAGAGGATTTCCTCGCCCGGTGAGACCTTGCGCAGCCGCTCAATGATGAGCTTGGTATCGTGCGCCAGTCCCGGAATTGTGCGGCGCTTTTCGCCTTTTTCGCCTTGCTTAATAATTTCCATTAGTTAAGTCCTTGTCTTGCCTTGCTTTGCCATGCCCGGCCCGGCCTGGCCGGGCACTGCCCCGCCGGGAAACCTTGCCATGCCGAGACCGGACCTGCCAATCGCTGCGTCGCCATGCCCGGCTATGAGAATCAAAATCATTGCGTTATAAAAACCTTGCCTTGCCGTGCCGCGACAGGACCGGCTACGACTAGCCCGGATCGGCCAATCCATGCCGCGCCGTGCCCCTGACCGGACTGGCTCCGCCGTGCCACGGAAAACCGAATCAACTTTCCTTCCAATCAATCCCGACCACCTGGAAAAGCCCGTACGCCCCGCGATTCTGCGGGCGAAACCGCCCGATGCCGATGAACCGGCCAACCGCGTCCAGGTGGTCCTGGAACACATCCTTGGTGATGGTCAAGTCCGCGATGATGAACTTGACATCGGCTTCCCACTTCTCGATGACCGGGAAGCACTTGCGCACCCGCGACCCCGCGCCGGGCTTGCCGTTCGACGGCACCATCACCCACTCGCCGGGGACATCCGCCGCCTTGACCGGCAGCACCACGTCTTCGGGGCACTGCACCGCGCAGGTGAAGACCTTGGTGTAGGTCGCCTGCCCCTTGCCGGGGATCTTGTAGCCGAGGTACTTGGCCGCGTCCACCAGCGCCAGCTTGAAGCCCATGGCGGGCATAAAGACCCGGCCATCCTCGGTCACATGCAGGCGCTCTTTCCAGCAGCGCTTCTCGTGGTCGTCGTAGGGCTCCTGCTTTTTGCGGGGGCTGGTGACGAACCCGCCCTGCGAGTAGCGCGTGATGCTTTTGAGTTTTGCCGATACTTCGATGAAATTTGCCTTCGCCATTGGTTTCCTTTTCCCTTAGATTTGCCTTGCTTCGCCATGCCGTGCCGGGCTACGCCAGAACTAGCGCCGCCCCGCCACTCCGAGCCCCGAAACTCATGCGACCTCCCGCATCAGCTCACGCATTCGATCCTGCCGCTCGTGAACCTCCATCGCCAAGCGCCCGTACTCTGCCAGGGCGCGGTCTTCGGCGGTGGCCAGAGACAGGCCCAACTGCGCGACCAGCCACTCCAGCGGTTCGCACGAGCCGAAAGCCCGGTACCACGGAATCACGATGGCCAGCGGGACGTTCTTGTCTGAGGTCGGCGCGGTGTAGAAGCTGACCTGACGCCGGGGGATGCCAAGTGCATCGCCCACGTCGCCGTAGTCTTTGCCGCTCAGGGCTTCCGCTGCTAACTCCCGCAGTTTCTTGTTGATGACGGCGATATCCGCATCGCGGCCACCTTCAGGTTCGGAGATAGCGTGCCGGGAGGGCATGCCTGATTCACGGTGCGAAAGGGAACCGTGAATGGACGTGTCCGACCCGGCACGCTTCCGTTGAGCCACCGCCGCCCCTGCGGGAACCGGGAACGCCAGGGAAGGTTGTTCCCGGTATTGGGACGAGGCGGGAGCGGCGGCGCTCAACTTTCCCGTTGCCCTCACTTCGCCCCTCCGTTCAAAATCAACTCATGTTCACGCTTCGACAGTTCAGCGGTCAGCGCTTCCAGGATCGGGTTGCTTGTCTTGCGCCCCCAGAAAACATCAGTCACGGTTTGGCGGGCCACTTTGCGCTGGCGGGCAACCGCCGACAGGATGCCCCGGTGATCGCGTAGGATTCGGCGCTTGCGGCGAACGCCCATCGTGGTAATATCTTCCATGGCAGTCTGACGTAACGATACTTCGATATATAGGATAGTCGATATACCGAAAGTCTGTCAAGTCTAAACATCGACCTTTCGACGCATCGAGGCGTAAGTGTCTGAAGAACAAGGGAAAAAAGTTCAAATAGGATTCACCGGAACGGTCACGTACCGTGACGCCCTGCAAGAAGCATCGCGCCTGAGGGGGATCGAAGGTAAGCGCGGCGGCAAGGGGAAGGTGCAGCCATTTCTGGAGCAAGCCGTTGACCTATTCTTGGCGGTATCGCCAAAGCGCTACGCCGCAGGCGACGTGGAGCGGCTCAAGGCTCATGCCGCGAAACTAGCAGGGGAGGAGCCGCCGCCCAGCGCTATAACGACCCCACCCACCCTCGACGCCAGCCCCGAAGAGTTGCGGCTGCTGGAGAAGGTGTTGGCCGTGTACCGCTCCGACGACGAAACCGCCCGCAGTGTCCTGAAACATTTGACACGTTTTCCGAAGTAGTGGCGTCAATTATTTATAAACCGTTCAACAAAGTGGGGGTAGCTATGCTAAATTCTTTGTGCTGCGTCGTCAGGGGGCTGTATGAAGAAGCAGGATTGCCGCAAGGCGGACCGCTTGGCCGGGCTTCATTACCGGCTGCGCATATATCTGGACATATTTCAGGAAGTCAAACGGGCTATTGCCAAAATCGAGGACGAAATAGCCCGCTGCGAACGGTCGGCTGCCGCCTCGCGCTGACCCTGCTCTGCTGCTGGCCGTTGGCCGGGGCGGAGGTCGATACCACGAAGCTGCTGGACTCGTGCCGCTTGGCCACCAAGCCATACGCGGAGCTGGGTGGCCCCGCCCAGGCAATCGACGCCACCTGGTGCCTGGGCTACCTCACCGGCATTGCGAACGTGCTCGAAGCGCTGAAGCGCGCCTGCCCGCCTGATGGGGTAGGCGGCGGCCAGCTTGCGCTCGTGGTCGTGAAGTATCTGGACGACCACCCGGAGCGGCGGCACCTGACCCCGCTGGAGCACGTCGTCCCAGCCCTCACTGACGCCTTCCCCTGCCCGGACAAGCCCTGATGCCGCCCCTACCCGCGCGGCGCATCGCCCTGTGGTGGCTGGTTATCGCGGTGTTGTGCCTGGGCTTGAGCTGGTGCGCGGTTTCTGGTTGACATCGTATGATAATCCGCTTATCATGGAACAATGACATGGGATCAGGTTCGGGAAGAAGCCGCGCAGTTGCTGGAGCAGCGCAGGCTCTGTCAAGGGATGGATGCCGATTTCCGGGTAACGGTAGCGCTTTATTTATCTGGATCTGAGCGCGGCGAGGGTTTGCGTGTCGCAGAAAAGTTGGCGATTACGCCGCAGCACTTGTCCGACATCCGCAATGGGCGGAGATCCTTTACGGACGCCAGGCTTGAGCTGATAGCGGCCAAGGGAGGCCGGGCCAAGGCTGCTGCGGCCAGGGCGAAGGGGAAGGGGAAACAATGAGCCGAACGAGCACCATTCCGCGATACGAAATTCAAATGCTCGTTGGTGGTGTTTGGTGCGGTCTTATCACGTATGACAAAGTAGTTCAACTTTCGCCGCCGCTGTGCTATCGGGCTTTAGGTTCGGCGCATTGCGGTATCGGTTGGACGCCTGCCCAGCCCCCGGCCACGGAGGGGAAGCGATGAGTAAAGCAATGCAATCAGCAGCGGGGCAACTTGCGACACGGCTGCGTGAGTCCAGTAAGCGCGAGGCCGACCTCGACGCAGCCCGCGACGCCATCGTTGACGCAGCCCTGAAGTGCCACGAAGCCAACGGCTGTACCGGCGTTGGCAATATCGACCGCGCCGTTGCTGCCTACCGCAAGCTACTGGATGCCAAATGAATCATCGACTCCACCGATTCCTGTACGCCATAGGCGCATCGACAGTCAGCCCGAAAGATGCTGAGTTGGTGCGTATCGGAGCATCAATCGTAGACGCGGCGCTTGCCCGGTATGACGCCCACGAGCATTACCAGGACGTGCGCAAGCCATGCGAGCAGGCACCCCTTGAAGCCGAAGACCGCCTGCTCGATGCGGAACGCAACCTGCTTGAGACTTGCAGGGCCTACCGCAAGCTGCTGGAATCCTAGCCTAGCTCTCGTCGTCGCAGATACCCGGGAACGGCGACGGGCAGCCAGGCTCGGGACAGCCCACGCACGCCAATCGTTCCCAGTAAGCGTCGTATTCCGACGGCCCTGCCTGCTACACCAGCCATAGCGCCGCTCCAGCGAAGCCCGCCGCCAGCGCGACTCCGAAAAGATTGATGTACTTCATGATCGTGTTCTCCTTGTTGGTTGTGATTGTGCTTCTCCTTGGTTAAGTCCAGCGACTAGCGTTTTGAGAAGTTCCTTGATGTCACTCAAGCCTCCGCCGTTCATGATCTTGGCCGCCTGTTTTTTTGTCTGCCAGATCACGACTCCGACCATCGCCAGTGTCGCTAGCAGCATAAAAAACGAGATAGCCCCGGCAAACAAGGCGCCCCAAAGACGGAATGATCCGCTCATGCCTTCGGCGACGGCCTCAAATCTCACAAGCCCAGACTCCAAAGCCTTCAGGCGCTCATCATGCTGGGCCATGGAGGCTTCCACTTTCACCAGCGTATCGGTCTGGACCTTAACGAGATCGTTAATGCGGTTGGCTTGATTCTGTGAAAACTGATTCAATTCCGCCGTCATCCTGTCCAGCGATCGGCCTTGGTCTTCCAATCGAACGACGCGCTGCGTTGTCGAGTCCTGCTGCGCCTGTGCCTGCCCCTGAGCGTCGGAGATCACAACCGCGCTACAAAGGAGCATGCCGACCTGGAGCGCCTTTATAACCGTGCGCAGCTTGACATCCCCCTCAGCCAGCGCGATCAAGAACACAGTTACGAACGGCGAGAGCCCCACCGCGACGAACAGCCCGATAGCTTGGCCCCCAGTCATTTCGCGGCCACCAGCCGGAAGTCCTCGATGGACTCCATGGCCCCGCGCTCAGCAGCATTCATGAACGATCTCCGCAGCCCGTCGTGGACTCTGGCGATGTGATCCGGGTTCGACTCCCCGTACAGCACGTACCAGTTGGCGGGGGTGAAATGGGTCGGCCGCTGAACTGGCTTCGAATCGTTCGAATCGGCGCTCTTGTCCAATGTTTTCAGTTGGTTAGGATTTCGAACTGTCGGCCGCGAAAATGCCAGTTTCGGCCCCACGATCTGCTGATTCGTCGCCAGCGCGTAGATCGTGGTGAACCCGTTGTCGTCGGGTAGCTGCGTGAAGGCGTCGGGCTCGCCGGCCACCCACTTGACGCCCTGGTCCACCACGGACGGCCCGGCTGCCAGCGCCCCGATCTGCCAGCCCTTGAGGTCTTGGCCAAAGTAGGCCGCCACGATGCCGGTAGCGAAGCCCACGATTCGCAGCCCCCGGCTGACCAACTGCTTGCGCGAGTTGTAGTTCGTTTTCATCGACATCTCGGCCACGCGGATGGGCCGCACGGGCGCGACACCCCCGGCGGTGAGCGTGTCCCAGGCTTGCTCGTACGACATGCCCCGGCAGGCGAATTCGTCCACGGCCTTGAGGGCCACGGCGGGCTGCTTCACGCACTGCGCGTGCGCCAAGCCCGCGAACAGCATCGTAAGCAAAAGCATTCGCATCATTACCTCCTCCTCAATGGCCGCAACGTAAACGCGGGCTGATAGCCCAGGTCTTTGCAGTTACCCCAGCACTTCTTGTTGCTCGACTTGCCGTCGCCGGGGTCACCCTTCGGCCCCTGCGGGCCTCGCGGGCCCGTGGCCCCGGTTTTCCCTGGGGGACCGGCGGGACCTTGCGGCCCTACCGGACCCGCAGGTCCAGACGCTCCGGCGTGGCCCGTAGCGCCGATATCGCCCGCGTCGCCCTTCTCTCCAGGCGTCGTACGGGCCTCGTACTCCATGTGGATCGTCCGCCACTGAACAAACATGCCCTGGAGCATGACCCAGATCGAATCCCCGTCGCGGATCTCGCGCGGCATCTTGGGCGTGATGTTCACCTGAATCATCCGGCCCGGCGTACAGGGTGTCATCACCTGATTCGCGTCGGGGGACGTAGGCGGCGGGCCGAACAGCGGCGGCTGAGCGAGTCGCACGCCGTCAACCTCAGCGGGCATCAGCCGGTCGTGGCTCCAGTCCATCGAAGCGTTCAACTCCAGCGCATCTTCACAGTCGAGGCGGACAAAGAAGCCCTTCAGGTGCCGGAAGTCCGGGGCTACTACGATGTCGCCGGATATGCCGCCCTGAAAAATCACCGTGTCGAACTGCTGTAGCCGCAGCTCGGTGGGCTCGGCTGCCCACAGCGGGGCGATGAGCAGGAGCAGGAGAAAAGCCTTGTGGGTTTTCATGGTCATTCCGCCTTCGCAACCTCATCCAGGTCCACCTTGGGCAGGTTGGGCGCTTTGTCGGCGATCCAGATGCCAAATTTGAAGCCACCATCCACGATGGTTATATGGCCCTCGAAGTGGTACTTGTCATTGAGCCGATCGACAACCGAATCGACCAGGGCTGCGATGCGGTCCTTCGGGCTCAGCCCTTTCTTCAGCCAGTTAAGCAGCCCCATGGGTCGCCTCCCCGTTCGGAAGCGGCGACTTCTTGAGGTAGCCGAACATCGCGATCAGGGCCGAGCCCACGCACACCCGCAGCAGCGCCTCCCAGCCCAACTGGTCAAGCACTTCGGGGGCGACCAGCCAGATCGAGCCCGCATTGGCGACGCCGCCGATGACGGCGACCCCCAGGCCTTTCAGCCATGCTTTCGTTTTTGGTCCCACGGAAATTCCTCCTAGCCTGAGCAGGATGCGCCGCTGCTTGGGCGCTTCCCGCTCAATCGAAAAGATCGTGCCCGGTTCCCCCTGCGGCTCCCGCCGTGGCGGCGGAGCCGCTACCGAGGGTCCACTTCGGGAAACAGATGCGGCGGCACCCAGGGGTGAATCTTGCCGGGCCGCATACCAGCCATGCTGAGCCGCACCTGGTAGCGCGGGATGACCAGATGCGGGATCTCAATCGCCGTCATCACGTCGTTCTCAAACACCGGCAGGGCGCAATCAGGCCAGCGAGCCATCCAGCCGTAGCGGCCCTGGTAGAAGCGGACCTTGCCCATTCCCCAGTCTTCGTACACGCGGTTGGCCGTGTTGACTTGCTCTTGGGTGAAGCCATCCGGCAGCCCCGCGCCTTGGTAGTACTCAAGGTCGGTCAGCCAGCGCTCGCGTCGCGGGTCTCCTACGCCCGGCTCGGGGCCAAAGATGTCCTCGAAACCGGCTGGCAACTTCTTTCCGGTCGGCGTGCTCTTGTCCCAGGGTGTCTCGCCGGTAAACGGGTCCACGCGCCACCACGAACCGTCGGGGGCTTGCTGATACAGCCCTGTCGGGTTGGGCGGCTTCTTCCACATGTCGCCCCAATTTCGGTTGAGGGCGTCTACTTCTGGCTTCGTTAAAGCGGGCATAAATCCTCCTAGAGTTTGTAGAAATCGTGGGCCCCGATCGTCAGCACTTTGGCCTCGGGGGTTGCCCAGTCGGGCAGCTTGCCCGAAACCTTCAGCACGGTCTCGGGGTTCAGGTAATGGTTCGAGCCATTGGCGAAGTCGTGCGGATCGTCGAGCACCATCCACGCCGCACGCACGCACTCTTCCCAGGCCCTGTCGTTTTTGGCGTTGGGGAAGCGCGTCACCTGCGGGTCGCTCTTGTTGAACGCCGAAAACTGCCACGGCTGCAGGATCACGTCGCGGTAGTCGCTGGGCCAGCGCGGATCGTTGACGCGGTTCTCGATGACCTGCGCCACGGCCAGCTTGCCGGGCCACGGTTCGCCGGCCGCCTCGCGGTAGACCGCCAGGGCCAGCACGAAGATGCGGAGCAGGACGTATGGGTCGTCGTAGGTCATCATGGTGCCCCCGCCGTCGTGAATGCCCCGAACCGCTCTTTGACGTAGCTGGTCTTCGTGTCCGAGCCGATGCGATAGGCGTACTTGGTCTCAGGCGTGAGCGCCCCGGTAGTCGCACCGCTAAAGGTCACAGTCTGGGCGGTCGCGGCCGAGGCGTCCGTCTGCTCAACGATCGTGGCTTCGTCGTCAAACGAGCCATCGTAGCCCGAGTCGTACGGCGCAAGCGCGACCGTCAGGCCCACCGTTGAGGGCGCGTCGAAGGTGATCGTGACGGCGTTGTGCGTGGGGGTTACGTCCACGCTGCGGATACGGCCCTGTTCGCGCTCGAGGATGTCGATGTCGGCGCCCTTGCCGTCGTAGGTCGGCGAGATGGGCCGCCAGGTGCCTGTTTGGAATGCTAGATTCAGCCGGTCGGTAAACGAATCAGGGCAGGTGCCGTCCGCGCACTCCGAGGCGCTGCCGACGCACTCCAGCCCCGTGAAGGTCGTCAGTGTCGCGTGGGCTATTGCTTCGGCGCAGGAGATCGTTTCGCTGTCGAGCACTGAGTCGAGCTTCGAATCCGCCGACGTTCCCGAGTTCTCGATCCCCGGAATGATGACGTTGTTTTGGAAGGCCGAAAGACTGTCCGCTGTCGTGCCGCTGATGAACACCTGGTCAAACGCCGCCGACCCTGTCTCTTCGGTGTCGTCGGGAAGCTCGGTCGAGCCGATCAGCCGCCGCACACCGCGATTGCTCGAACCGCCATCGGTGAACGTGTAGATATTGTCTTCGTTTGAGTGCCCTTGGCCGCGCCGGGTCATCCACAAGATCATGGGCCGTGAGCCGCTTTTGATGTGGTAGGTGTTCCGCCGAATGATCGTGTCTTCCTGCGGGCTCCACTGCGCCCAGAATGCGCCGGTCGTGCAGCCGCTGGTGTTGCAGTATTCTTTACTCAACCCGAACGCCAGGTTGTGCTCGACGAGGATGCGCTCGCTCGGGTAGATCGGGCGATAGGGGCCGGGGACATTGTTGTCGCTGAACGTCGCTACGCTGTCGGTGAGCTTGAATGTGTTGCCCCGGATCAGGATGTTCGAGTCCTGCTGGTTGACGCCGGTAATCGCCAAGGTTGCTTGATTCGAGTTGAAGTCCCCCGCGCGGCAGCCCTTGAAAATGTTGCCTGTGATCGCGCACGTCGCGCACGATTTGAGCTCGACGCAGTAAGTGAAAAACTGGTGGGTGCCGCCGTAGTCGGGATGCTGCGGCGAGTAGCGGTCCGCCGCGTGGATGATGTTGCCCTTGAGTGTCAGCGGGTTGCCGGTCTGACGGCCCGCCGTGTCGGCGAAGATGAACGGGTCGATCATGAAATTGTTGTTGACTATTTGAACGTCTTCAGCCCCGCCCATGTAGACCGAGAAGGTATCGGAACCGTCGTCGTCGAGTTCGCGCCGAACCCAGTTGTTCGTAATCGAGATGTCGATGGCGTTGGCGATATTCCAAACCGATCCGAAGTTCCAGCCCTCGGGGAAGTCGATCAATAGCCTGTCGAAGCGGATCGTGTTGTGGTCCTGCCCGAGCAGGATCAACTGGCTGCCGCGCGGCGATGGATAGTCCTCGACGGCGGCCCCCGGCGGCTTCGTGATGCGAAAGTTGAACAGGTCGTAGCCGGTCGCCGTGCCGCTGGTGCCGATGCAGGTATCGCCCCAGCTCGCCGGGGTCGATGGGTCGTGCGTGATGAGCCCGAGCCGGTCGCGGTAGCCGGGGTGCATCATCGTGCCCGCGCCGGGGAGTGTTTCGGGGTCCGCGCCGGTGGTCACCTGGACGCGGCCTTGCGTGAGCGCGGTGAGATTGAAGCACGGGCAGCGCACGCCGGGCGGGATCTCAATACGCTCCGTGGTGCCGCTTGCCTGCGCCGCTGTTCGAGCGTCCCCTAGAATCGTCGTCCAGTTCGAGCACGTACCGTCCGCCGTGTGTATGTTGTCAGCGGCGGGGATGTCGGCGCTCATCGTGTGCGACGGGGCGGCTGGCTCGACGGGTGCGCCTGAGTCGAGAGCGGCCATCACCACGCGCCATTCCTCGCCGGCGGCGCAGCGAATGTTCGAGTGGTTGCGATTCGGGGCGTCGGCAAAGAAAGCGCCATCGGTGTCGTTCTCGTCGCAGAAGGTCGCGTCGTCGCCGCCCGAACAGTCGTCCGAGCACGTGGGGATCGAGGTAAACGTCCCAGCGGAGTTGGTCACACGCGGGCCAATGTAGACCGTGGATTCTGGCGAAAGATCCTGAATGCGGGTCCAGCGCTGGTTACCGTCGTCGCCTTCCCCCAGCGGTTCGCCGATCGGGTAGCGGCGGGTCAACGAGCCCGTCGAGTACCCGTACATCACATCGGCGTCGTAGTCGTCGTAGTCGTCCGCTGTACCACCTGTTAGTAAGCAGCGAAGAGAGAACGAGCGGTCGCCGATGTCGCCGTCCTTCCCCGAGACGGCGTAGCAGTCGGTCAGGTCGGGCGGCCCGGTTTGAGCGGCAGCCGTCGAGACGAATAGGAGCAGGAGAATCAGCAGCATTTATATTTTGGCGGCCCTTTCGCACGCCAAGCCAGAGTACAAGCCACGATCAACATGCATTACGCGAAGCGCGACGGCATCGGCCAATCTCTGCCCCTCTCTGTACACATCGAAGTCCCCCCAGGTGTTGTTGCGCTTGGCATGGGCCAGAGCGGCTTGTGCAGCAGAGACGGCGACAATCGAAATATCGTGGCGACCGTCAACGAATACCTTCCAAGTAGGCGGCTTGACGTACATCAAAACTCCCGGTCGTTCTGCGGCCACGGGTCGCAGGCGTCGTCCTTGTCGCCCCAATCGGCCAACAGGCGGTCGTCAAAGATCGAATCAGCCGGAAACACGTCGGCGAAGTCGGCGGCGCAGTCGGTGTCGGTGATGGCGGCGGCGGGCTCGGACGCCGTGATCGTCACGTTCGGCGGTAGCGTCACGTTCGGCGGTAGCGTGACAGACTGGAAGGACTGCCGGTAGCCGTGGTGCGTGCAGCCCGAGAGCGCTATAATGGCGAGCGTGAGCAAAGCGAGCGCCAGTAAATTAGATTTGCAAATCATGCGGCTTGTCATACTGATTAGCGTCTTCTACTTCGGCTCTTTCTTGGCCCTTGACGCTCCAGCTTGGGCGGCTTTCTGCGCCGCGATAGCTCTCGTCTCTAGCTTCGCCCTCGGTTTAATCACGGACGCCCCCCCGAGTGCAACGAAGCAAAACAATCATCGCTAGGCGCTTCCCCGAACAACTGAATACCGGTCACCCGCGCATCAAGATCGTTGGCCGCGTTCCCCAAGGTCCCGCCCATCAACGTATAGGTGGAGTCATCCTTCGGCGTTCCAGTCTGGTCCGCGTTGAGGTTGGTTGTGACTGGCGAACCGTTGATGTAGATGGTCACAGAGCAAGCCATCGTGGCGCAGCCCGACGCCTTAAACCCGACGTGCGTGTAGGTGCTCAGCCCGACGAACGGGTCCCAGACGTTATCGTTGGTGGCCCAGTTTTCGTTCTGGTCCGATGTATTGCGGACAGTGAATGCCAGCCGCCCGGTTGATGCGATCGTAGATTGAAACTGCCAGCCAAGATTTGAGGCTCCCACTTCCCCTTTAATGAGAAAGGTGGCCGTCTGCCCCGTGGTCGCTTCGTAGACATCTTGCCGCACCCACATGGACGCGCCGAACCCAGCCCCAGCGGCAAGGTTATCGACGCCCGTGCCCAGCCGGAAATCATCGTTGGTGCCGTCCATGTCCAGCACGTAGGTGCTCGACATCGCCGGGTCTTCTTGAATGGTTGTGCCGGTCAGGGTCGCGGTGCCCGAGCCGTCCGAGCCGTCCCAGGTGGCCGAGCCCGAGCCGACCGTCATTTCGAGCAACGGCGTGGGGCAGGGGTCGCCGCCGGACGGCCCCACTGAGCCCATCGGGATCGACTGGCCGTAGAGGCCAACAGCGCAAAGCAGCAGTGCCAGGATTCGCATCTACGGCGCCCTCAAGACCATCCAGTTGATAGTGATCGCGCCGGGGGTGATCGCGCCGGCTGTTTGATTGCAGACCGAAAAGTTTGCCGTGTCCGCCGTGGGGTAAACCCAGATGTAGAGCGTGCCGTCCGTGTCAGGCACGTAGCCGGTTACCCCGATCGGCGTGCCGTTGACCGTCGCTAGAATGACATCGGTGGTCAGGGCGCCGGTCGCCGTTGCAGTCGAAACGTCGCACGCCTCGGACGCAATCTCGTCGGTGTCCAGCGCTTCAGCCCCGGAGGCCACGAGCACTGGCAGGGAGGCCGAGCCATCGCCCACCACGACGGAGTTGAATGTCACATCGACAGCCGAGCAGTCCAGGTCCGGGTCGCTGAACGTGCAGGGGATGGCGCCGGTCGGTCCGCTTGGCCCGCTGGGTCCGCTCGGGCCCGACGGCCCCGTGGCCCCGGCGCCACCGCCCGCGCCGCCGATGATGCCCTGGGAGTAGACATCCACCGCGACGATAGCCAGCCCCGCCAAAACTCCGATTGCGATGTATCGCTTCATCTGCTATCCTCTCCGTCGCCTATGTCCGACCCCCGCGTCATCGAACTGATCGAAGCCGCCCTCAACGAGATTCAGGCTCACGCCCAAGACCCCGACTCCGAGCGCTACCGCAAAGCCCGTGAACGCTACGAGCAAGCGGTGAGGGATGCTACGCCGTTGGTTGCCCAATTTGACCTTCCTGATAACCGGCAGCGATGATATAGCCATGACGCGACGACAATCCGTGATCGCTGCTTTAATGGCCTTTGTTGCTCCGTATAAACTGGACAGGGCGCTCGCCCAGACAGAGCACGCGGCCTTCGCCGTGGTGTTGCCGGAATACGTTGATTTCCCACCTCGTAAGCCATGCCCCCCGGCGGTTGACCGCAACCACATCTGCATCGAACCAACACCGCCGATGTACGCGCTCGTTGTCAGGCATAAGGACCGCATCGTGCGACTGACGGCTGAGCAGATCATGGATGCACTGGAAGGCAAAGACTGAAACTGCTTCATCTGATCCTCCAGTTCCCTTGGGGCCGTTGTGGGAGTAGCGGCCTCATTGCTCTCATGGCAGCGCCTCGAATACGTAGGGTGCGATCTTAAGGCCTGGACGTTGGGCGATGATGGCGAGGGCGTTTTGCTCCAAGTCGCGGCGATCGGCAGGACAAGAGCGGCAATAAGTAGATAGCGAATCATTCCGGTTGATTGATAACACCCAGCGAACGAGCCCAAAGGTTCGTCCCGTCCGATACAAAATCCTGCACGCTGCAAGAGTCGGGGTCGGTTCCCACCGTCATTGCGCCTTTGACGTTCGTCGGCCATGCGAACGTGTAACTCCCCGTGCCGTCTGTGCAGATGCGGAACGTGTAGAGTCGTCCATCGACCAGGTTGATAATCGTGGACGATGTGACCTCGCCCTCTAGTTCGATGTGGATGATATTCCCAGCGCCGCCGTCGAACTCGGGCGTGGCGCTGAAAGTTGTGGTGTTGGACTTGAGGTTGACCGGCCCGCCGAAGCTCACCTTACCCGTGCCGGTGTTGATGGCGAAGTGGGAGTTGGTGACATTGGCCAGGTCAATGGATCTCCAGTCAGCAGCGGCAGTCAGGTTTGGGTTGACATAGAGTCCACGAGTGATGCCGTTTGCGCCGCCGGTTTGGTTAATAGTTGCGGCCGACACCAGATCGGTATATGTAGCGGTCCCTGAGGTTGGAGCGAACGTTTGCTGTAGATACACAAAATCGTAAGAACCGGAGGTCTTCGTAATGCTGCCGGTGCCATTGTAGAGATAAGCAAACGTAGTGCCAGAGTTTACAAATTGGACCCCAATCGTCCCGCCCGAATACGTCCAGGTAGACCCTCGCGTCGAGGCTATAACGCCTCCACTACTATTTTGCCACTCCTGCATAGGCGTGCCCCCCTGCCCCGCGCCTGCCTTCACAATCAGCTGCGTCACCCCCGTCGTCGGCGTTGCATCCTGAATCGTAAACACCCCGTTCGCAAACGTTATCGTCACGTCGTTGAATTGCAGGGTGTTGTCGGCGGGGTGAGTGAGGGCGCCGGTTTGGCACGGCCCCACCTCATTCGTATCGGAGTAGCAGGGGATATCGTTGGCTGCGCCGTTGGTGATCGTGCCGGAGCCGGAGCCGCCGCCTCCGCCGCCGATGATGCCTTGGCCCACCAGGCTCATCCACGATGCGAGCATCAGCACCGTGAGAACAGCAACCGGGCCGCCGTGCTTACGTAACATCACCGCACCCTTTGCGCCACGACCTGCAGCGTCGCCGCGTCGGTGGCGGTCTGCACGGTGCCGAGCGCCTGCCCGTAGGGCATCTCGCGCCGTAGCGTGCCGATCTGGAAGCCCTGCCCCGATGGCACTTCGGCGCAAGCGCCGCCTTGCGGCGGGCAGTAGGTGAACACCTGCGCGTCGCCCGCGTTGAGCGTGATCTGGATGAAGTTCGCCCCGTGGAGCGGGTTCGAGAACGCAACGGCAGTCGAGTTCTGGACCGCGACGTTTGCGATGGCGGACTCGCGGCCGAGGTCAATCGAGGACTGGGCTTCAACGGATTGGCCCCAGAGGACGACGAAAACGACGGCGCCCGTAATGAGGCCAACCATGAGGCCGCCGTAAAGGAACGGCCATTCCTTAGCCAGCCACAACCGAATAGTTCTCATTGAAATTCTCAAGATATTCCTCCTCGTCGCGCTCGAAGTTTTGCATCTCGTCCTGCGCGTAGGGAAAATGCCAGCCAAAATCGGGGTGCGGGCCCATGGCGAGCGCGCTCAGCAAGTCGTAGTCGTGACCGGGGACCGAGTAGGGGTAGGTCCGCAGCATGTTGTCGAAGATTTCGAACCCCTCGCGCACGCTGAATGTGCCGCAGCCGTCGCGGCCCTCGACAATCGGGATGAAGTAGTCGCGGAAGCGGACTTCCAGCGGCTTGTTGTTGGTGGGAACCGCCACAATCGAGCGCAGCGGGCGGTGTTTGGATTTGCGGAATTCCTCGCTCTGCTGCTCGCGCTTGAGGTATACCGCCCACATGTTTTGCGAGCCGACGTCTTCATAGCCGAACTTGAGAACGTCCCAGCGGTCGTTGAACTCGAAGATTTTATCGGCGACCTTGGTCTGGGACACCTTCTTTTGCCAGCCTTCGAGCAGGAACACGTGCTTGTCGTGGGTGAGCCCCACCACCGCCAGCGCCGGCGCGGACTTTGAGCGCGTGGCAGGCTTGGCGTTGTTAGGGTCAAGCAGCATATAGCGGTTCATCGTCTCGGGGTGGTGAACCGCGCCGCAGCTGCAGCAGCATTCCATGCGGGCGTTGACCGTGTAGCGGTGGATGTGGCCCGCCTCGACTTCGCTCTCGCCGGGCGGCTTGGGGAGGTTCAAATATTGCGCATAAAACTCATCCTCTTTCATGCGCGCCTTTTTATCGAGGATGGTTTTGAGCGGGTACATCTCGGGCCAGGCCGGAATCCAGCGGCCCTCGTCGTCGTAGAGGATCTGGTCGTTTTCGTCGAGCAGGATGATGGCGCGCTTGTAGAAGTGCCAGAACGGCTTGCCTTCCGAGTCCGTCTCCTCGCGCGCCTTGGCGTTCAAGTCGTTGAAGCCCCAGCGATTGGCAATCATGAAGTGCCAGGTGCGGCCGCCCGGCTGCTCAACGCCCACCAGGCGCTCGTAGTAGCCCTTGGTGTGCTCCATTTCAAGCTCGGAGCGCATGGCGCGCTCGCCCACCAGATCGTCGGCCCAGACGATATCAAAGTGCGTCGATTGCAGCGCGTTGCCGACGCCCTTGGCCTCGAAGGTGCCCTCGCCCTTGCCCCGGTTGCGGCCGACGCGCGGGATGATGAGGCATTCATCGTTCCACGACGGCGCCTGCTTGTGAGGCCGCGACCCTTCCCAGATGATCTCGGGGAACAAGCCGCGGAACAGCTGGTTCTCGTCGAACAGCGCCATGATCTCGCTCAATTTGCGCTGGGCGTTCGGCAGCGTCTCGAACACGATCAGCTGCATGTAGTCTTGGTCGCGCAGCTTCTCGCGCCAGTCCCACTCTTGCTCGTTGATGCCGAGCCCCGGGTCGCGCTTGGCGAGCTCGAGCGCAAAGTCTTTGTCGTTGGGGTCTTTGGGCAGCACGAGCCAGGTGGACATGCCCTTGGTGAAGGTGGTGGTTTTGAGCCCGCCGCGGAAATACTCGATGCCCTGGTGGCGGTAGCCCGCGCGCATGCGGCGCAGCACGTTCATCAGGTCAACGCCGTGCACATGGGGCACCATGTCGGGGTTGCCGATGACGTTTTTGATGTAGTAGTAGGGGTTGTAGAGCGCCTTGACGCGCATCGTGCGCAGCAAGTCGGCGCCTAGGCTGGAGGGATCGTCAATTTGGGGCGCGGCCATGCCAATGATGGCGGGCAGCGCTCCCGCTAGTTCACAAGGTAGAGGGTATCACGTTACGGGGGGAAAGTCAGCGGCTAGTGACTTACTCTATCTGACCGCGTACCATAGCCGACAGCGCATCCAAACGGGTAGCGGCGTCTTCGAGCACGGGCGCCGGCAGCCGGCGGATCAGCCCCTGGTAGACGAAGAACGCCTCAATATTGGCCAGCAGCGCATAGAGGCCCTGGATGTCGGCGCGCACCGAGGCGGCCTGCAGCAGGGCGTCCTGTTGGCCGTTGGCCATCGCGGCTTGCAGTTGCTGTTCGGTCGCGGTCACAGCCCGATTATAGCCTAACGTTTGGAATGCGGTGGAGATTTTTCGGCCGAAGTAGTCCCGCTACTTTGCTTTTTGGCCTTCCCGCCCAGGCGCCCCCAGGCGGCCCGCTGCTCGGGCGTGGCGGCTGCGAAACCCTTGGGCTTCAGCGTCTTAGCCTTGCCGCCCAGGCGGCCAAGGGCTACCGCGTGGGGGTTCTTGGGTTCGTCAGGCATAGCGGTTATGGTAGCACTGTGATCGTAAACCTGCCCGGCGGACCCGGCGTGAGGGCTTCCTGGCGTCGGCGGAGCGCCGGTATCATGGCACGCGCAAGGGCATAGATGCACGGCAAGGCGCTTCTGGACAGAGCACTTTCTGGCCTCCTCCCACACGCAAGCACACCCCCTTTGGTGCTGACGATCAGTCCATTGGCGGAATTGCAGTTCGTAGCTCATGGTTCTGTGAGGGTTCGAAGTTCCTCCCGTAGATTGTGCATTGCTTGGTCATAGTGGCTCTCGTCTTTACCGCGACGCGCGGAGTAACGCGGTCGGAGGTCAGTGGTCCGTGTGGGTGATCTCGCCCACGCATTTACCGGCGGCCACGATCGCGCTCGATGCGTAGTAGAGCGGCGCTTCCTCGGACGTATTCATGGGCTCCCGCCTGCCGATGGTCACGGGCTGGAGATCGCCCACGTCGTCAACGTACAGCCACTTGCGCATGACGCCGGGGTCGTCGCAGTCGGCCATATCCACGGCGCGGCTGATCTCTTGTTCGGTGATCTTGCGGATGCAAATCTCGCTGTCCGGCTCGAAGCGCGAGATCTCAACGAAGCGGCTGGTTACGGAGTTGATGTACTGCTGCTCCAGTCCTCGGTATGCCTTCGCAAGGCGCTCGTACGCGGCTCGATAGTCGCCGTCGAAATTGGCTAGGATCGCTGCTGGGTAATTGCTCTGCATCGTCTCTCTCCTGCGCCGGGCCGCGGCGCTTTGATTTTGCCGGGTTATCGTACCGGCCCCAGGCGCGACCCCGGACGCTCACGCTCGCGCGGAGTACGCGGTCGGAGGTCTAGTAGCGACCCGCGAATGTCTCAGCCGCGTGGACTGGCTCGGAGGCGTTCCAGCGCCGGACCAACTCACGGTAGATCACGCGGTCGATATTGGCCCACATGTCGATGGATCCGCTAACGCTACGGCCGCGCGTGCCTCGCCGAAGGAAATCGACGGCATCGCTCACGGCCTCGGCGTCGATGTCGCTGTACTGCTTGATCTTAGCTTCCAGGGTCTTATTCGTCATCGGTCTTCTCCTGCCCAGGGCTGCTGGGCTTGTCTATCTGATACGAGTCTACCTCAAGCGCTTAAGCTTGTCAACACCTTTTTTCGACTTTTTTCTAAGTGCGTGATACTGTGGGGGAAAGGGGGCGATTGTGGCCGAACCTGTAACCCTGAGACCCGGCTGTTACACCACGCTCGAGCAGCGCGAGGCGATTGAGCAAGCGGTCGGCGAATACCTCGAAGCCACGCCCTCGCCCACGATCCGCGGCGCGGCCCAGGCCGCCGGCATCTCGCACGTCACGCTCTACCGGATGATGGACCAGCACAAGGCGATGGGCGAGCGCATCTACCGGGGGCTGAAGTACTCCGAGCGCGCCGCGGTCGATGAGGTGGTCGAAGCCCAGTTTGAGCGCGCCTGCGATGTCCGCAACTCATCTGGCGCCATCGCTGCTATGTTTTTACTCAAGTCCCACCGCCGCGCGCTCTACGGCGACCGCTTCACGGGCATGGGCCCGGCGGGTATCACGGTCAATATTGACAAGGCCCAGATCAATTTGGAGCGCGAGGCGTCCCGGGAGATGCGGGAGCTGGAGGGGGAGTAACGTTCTACTGAGTAGAATGCGTTCTTAACCAGCCGCACCCAGCGTTGCTAGCCCCCTAGCCCATCGCCCCTAATCCCCACCCCAGTCAGGCCTGCCGTGGGTTCTGCCCCCACCCTCACCAGTGTTGATTCCATTGTAGTTAGCCGCGTACTGTGCCGACACAGCGCCAGGCTGGCTGCTAAGTCGTTTGTTTCGGCCAAAGTTGCTACGGGGTAGGGAACTCCTAGGGAACCCCCCGCAGCCCAAAATTTCGCGCGCCATCGCTCATAGCGTGTTACCTCCCCAACTATTTACAATAAAATCAACAACTTACGAAGTATTTCGTAGCACGTATTGCGTGCCGATCTTCTCGAATTGGCGGTCGTGTAGCTTAGTGAGCCAGTTCGAGGCGGCGGTTGACCGACTCGGCGGACCATTCGGGGTTGATCTCGCCGTTGAGGAGTGGGTTCAAGGTGGGGCGCTCGGAGACTTCCCGCAACGCGGCGAATATGCGTGGAGTGAGTGGCTTCGTCAGCACGGCGTCAGTACGTGCCTTTGCAGCGCTGGGCGCAAAAAGGAATGCCCCCGTGGGTATACCTACCTACGGTAGTAGCACGGATTTCTGGAACGGTCAAGCGGTCTTTTGTTTTCAGTTGTTTGCGGTCCCATCAGTAAGTGATGGGGGCCTTGCGTGTAAGTGCTTGATTACTAAGGATCGGTGGGTTAGACTAGGCCATGCGCGTTTTACGTCTTTCCTACGATCAGCAACACACCATCCGCTCGCTCGACGAGAAAATCGCGGGGCTCACCGCCGGGTTTGATGCCGCCAGGGCGGCGCTAGACTCAACCGCCGCCGAGTTGGAGAAAGTCCGTAACTTCCGGCGCGAGACCCTTAACGGGATGTGCGAGGCGAAGTTTGGCCCCGAGCCACAATACACCGTGGAGATCGCCGAGGATGGTGAACACCTGGTGTATCGCTACGGCCCGCCGCCGCCGCCGCCGAGCGGATACGACCCGCTTCAGGCGATGGCGGCCCAGCAGCAGCGGCTCGGCCAGCAGGACGCCCTTGGCGGCCCGCTCGGAAATCTGTTTGGCTACCGCTGATTTGGTTGTACAATCGTCCCATGACCCGACGCACCCTGTTTCAAGCCCTGGCCGGACTGCCGGTCGTGGGGAAGCTGGCCGAGCAACTAGCCGAGCAACCAGGGGCCCCTTGGGTTGACGCCTCGGGGCGCACCCACTACAAATGGCGCTGGGAAGTCGAGGAGATGGACGACTTTGACGTGGTGAACTGGACCGGCCGGCTGCCCGACACCATGGCCGAGGAATTTCCCCCTGGCCCGGCCGTCACCCACTACGTGGGCTTTGACACCGGGCGCTCGGATGTGAATGTGGCGGCCCCGCACCGCTCGCACCAAACCATCGCCGAGGCTATGGAAGCCGCCGGACACGGCGATAGGATCGTAGTGGCCCCAGGGCGTAATATTCCAGGCTTAGGCTGGCCGCCATCTAAAACCCCTTCGAAGATCCCAACTTGACTTTCCCGCCCTTCGGCCCTACCCTCTAAGTCAGTAAGCGCTTGGTTTCACGTGAAACATAAGGCATCCTAATAATGCCAGCCCCCTCGCTCATCCGTCCCCCGAAAGGCGAATGGTGGGACGCGCTCGAATCCTACCTCGTCGAGCAGTTCCGGCTGGCCACCGCGGGCCGCGACTCCCAGGTCGGATCCCTCTACGACGCCTGGTCGCAGGGCTACGACGCGATCCCGGCTGAAAAGATCCGCAAGGTCCCCTTCCATAAGGCCTCGAACTTCGTGGTGCCGATCACCCGCATGTTCGTCGATACCGCCCGCGCCCGCACCCAGGGGATGATCTGGGCCACCAACCCGCTGATCTCGGTAGATGGGTTCCCCAACGAAGCCAGGGAGGGCGGCGAATCCTACCTCGACCGCAAAGCCCGTTATGAGTGGGGCTACTACAAGCTGCTGGCCGCGTTTCAGGCCGGCGGGCTCAAGTACGGCACCGCGGTAGCGAAAATCGGCTGGGAGTCGAAAGACGTGGAGCAGGTGACCTCTGTCGAGGGCGGCATTCAGTCGGACCTGGTGACCGTGTACGAGGGGCCGTGGGCCAAGGTCATCCCGTTTGAGGACTTCTTCTGCTACCCGGTGGCGGCTGACGAGTTGGATGAGATGGCCGTCATCTTCCACCGCCGGCGGTATACCGAGGAGTTTGCCCGGCGGATGCTGGCCGATATGAAATCGGGTGCCGCCCAACGCGCCGGCCGTCCGCTGTGGAAGCTGACTAAAGACGAGCTTGAGCGCTCGATGCAGATGATCGAGCAGGATGCCAAAGCCCAAAACGTCCAATCCGAGGCCGGGATCGAAGACGGCGAGCGCTTTGAGTTCCAGGCGGTCGAATGTTTCCTGGACTGGGAGATTTCAAAACGCCACTACCCGGTGGTGGCTGTACTGCAGCCCCATATCGGCAAGTTGCTCGATGTCTACTTCTCGGAGCTTCCGCCCGGCTGCCCGCGTTTCATCGACTACCGGCCCTACCAGAGGGACGGTCTGTTTTGGGGCGACTCGGTGCCCCGGATCCTGGCGCAGTCGCAAGAGGAAATCTCGCGCATCCACAACGAGCGGCGCGACGCGGCGTCGATCGCCAACGGCCCGCAGTTCAAAAAGAAGCGCGGCACGACGCTGCCGAACCCCTCGGTCAACGGCTACCCCGGCAAAGTCTGGGAAGTCGAGGAGATGGACGACTTTGACGTGGTGAACTGGACCGGCCGGCTGCCCGACACCATGGCCGAGGAGCAGCAGTGCTTCCAGATCGCCGAACGGCTGATGGGGCTCGACGGCATTATGCAGGGCATGAGCCAGGGCGGCTCGGACAAGAAGGGCATCTACAACACCGGCGGCACGCTCGCCATGATGGGGCAGGCGAACTCGCGGCAGATGACCCACATCCGCGATTTCCGCTGGTCGGTTTCCCAGATTGTGTGCGCGCAGTTCACCCTGCAGCGCCATTTTGGGGCCGCCGACCCCACAATCGGCATGTTTGACGATGGCGTGCAGCAGAAAATCCGCAAATTCATGGAGCTGGCGAAGCCCGACCGGCTCAGGCGGTCGTTTTTCGAGGTCAAAGCGTCCGACCCGTCCGCGAACAAGGAAGTGGACAAGGCGAACCTGCTTCAGCAGGCCTCGATTTTGTCCCAGTACGGCCAGCAGTTGATGCAAATGGTCGGCCAGTACCAGATGTCAAAGGATAAAAATCCCTTGATGGCCAACATTTTGCGGTCGATCATGCGCGCGCAGCACGACATGGCGGTTTCGCTGGCGCGCGCCATGGATCAGCTTCACCTGGAAGGGAAATTACCCGATTTTGAGCGAGAACTCCAGCAAGAACAACAGCGCGAGCAGCAAGCGGCCCATCAGCAGGGGATTCCAGCCCCCGGAGCTAACGGCCCAGGACTGGGAGGAGGTGGAGGCGGTGGTCTCCGCCAGATCATGGCCCAGCTTCAGCAAGCTGGTCCTCAGGTCCAATGATTACGTGCTGGCGCAGCGCTATTTGCGGACCCTCGACGCCTCGGGCGAGCAGATCAGGTGGGCCCAAGGGGTGATTCACCTGGCGGACTGGATTCTGGACTGGACGCCCGCCGCCGCCCGCGCTCAAAAAAGTGTGTACTTGCAAACAATAGAGGAACGTGCTAGCGTTGAGTCCGAAGAGTCTGGAACAGAACAGGACTAATTTGGTTTAACTGGAAGGCGGAACAGCGCACCGCCTAAAGGGGCCACCGAAACGGGCTTTCTAGGAAGGGCCTGTTGGGCAGTAATGTCCGGCAGGCCCTTTTCCGTTTCCGTGGCCCCGACAAAACATCATGGCTGACGAGACCAGCACCCAACAGCAGCTCCCGCTCGAGCCCAAAACCGACGAGTCGGCGGCGAAGATCGCCAAGCTCGAAGCCGATATTGCCCGCACCGGCCAGACGATGGAGCAGCGCCTGGCCCAGATGCAGCAGCAGCTTCAGCAGGGCCGCCCGCCCGTCGCCACCACCGGCGGCGACGACCAGAAAATCAACGAGCAGTTGTGGTCGATGCTCCAAAACGACCCCAAGCAACTGCTCAACGCGCAGCAGGCGCTGACCCACCGGGCGATGCAGGCTTACGACGCCCAGCAGCGCCAGCAGCGCTTCCCCGCCGATAAGGCCGCCGCGCGCAATTCGGTCCGCGAAGAGGCCGGGTTCGAGGAAGTCTTCAAGAAGTACTCGACCGACATCGAGCAGAAGATTTCGAAGGTCTGGCCCGACAACCCCGCCGCGTTCGTCTCCCCCGAAGCCTGGCGCATCGCCGCTGAAGCGGTCAGGGGCGAGAAGTGGAAGGACCTGATGCCGCGAGAAAACGAGACCGACCCCGGCGCCCCCGGCAAGCCGTCGCCGAAGCCGCTTTCGGCGGGCAAGGACAAGGACGAGGCGCTGAGCGAGGCCGAAACCTACGCCGCCGAAACCGTGTTTGGCATCGACAAGTCCGAGTACGGCAAATACAAAAAGATCAACAAGGAACAGCGCGACCAGAAAACCTGGTCGGGCCGCGCGATGCTACAGTCGCCGCTCGCCAAGATGACCTACAAGGACATGAACAAGACGGTGAGCGGCTTCCCCAACCCCCACTACGGCAAGATGCGGCCCTATATGACGTTCGACTCGAACGTCCAGAAACCGCGCCACCCCAGGGACGGTGAATGATGGCCGCTAAAAACACCCCCGCCGCCTCGTCCGCCGATGACGCCCAGGCCTCGAAGGAAGCCGAACTGCGCCGCCGCGCGGCGCGCGTCCGCGCGGTGCGCGCGAAAACCAGCGTCGAGGAGAACCTCAAAGTCCTCAATCAGGACCCCTCGAAGGTTTACGAGTGGATCAACATCGACCCCCGCCGCGTGGCGTTTTTCGAGGCCCGCGAGTACGTAGTCTGTAACGCCACAAACTCCCCCAAGGTGAAGACCAACTGGGTGCGCGACGACGGCACCCACGTTCAGGGCGACGCCATCTTGATGATGGTCGACCGCGAACTCAAGCAGGACCTGGACGCCGACGACGCGCTGCGGTCGATGGACCGCGACCGGCTTGCGCCGGGGGGCCTCGACCCGGAAACCGCCGCCTGGGCGCGGTCAAACAACGTTGCGATGGTGCCGCTCAGCGGCGAATAGGAGGTAACCAGCATGGCTGCCGCACAACCGATTATCCCGATCCGCTACAACGGGCTGGGATTCGAACCCGCCGAGCATTTTCCCGAAGACGACGCCGAAACGTTTCTGCGCGGCGTCCCGGTGATGCTCAACGGCGACGGGCACCTGATCGAGGTCCCCGATGAATTGGGATCGAGCGAGTTGATCCTCGGATTTTCGGCCGAAGTGGCCCATAATCTGGCGACCGCCGGAACCCCCGAAACCGGCAACGAGCACGGCTCGCCGCAGAACCAACCGAACGCGGTCACGACCGCCATCGGCTCGCCGGTCAAGACCGGACTGTGCGGCGTCTACCGCGCCTCCGCCGATGTCCACTACCGCGTGCCGCTGGCCGACGGCCAGACCTTCACCCAGACGCTGGTCGAAAACGCGACTCGCTACAAGATCGACAAGGCCGGCAACGGCTACTGGTGCGTGGATTCGACCGACACCGGCACCGACGCCAAGCACGTCTGGCTCATTCGTGGGGTCGATCCCAACAACGACGAGTTTGTGATCTGCAAGCTGGTGGCGGCTGCGATCGCCGGATAAGGAGACCCCATGGCAAACCCATTGATGTCAGGAAACGTCGGGACGCTGTTCGCGCCGGGGATCAATCAGATCCTCTACAACGAGCTGCCGGATCTCCCCGAAGAGTACTCGCAACTGTGCCAGGTCGAAACCTCGGAGCACCAGTTCGAGCAAGACCAGGTGTTCGCGGGCCTGGGCCTCGCGCGGCTCAAGCGCGAGTTGGTCGGCATCGAGTACGACCAGATCGTGCAGGGCGGCTCGAAGCGCTACACCCACGACGTCTACGCGCTTGGCTGGGCGCACTCGCTCGAAGTCATGGAAGACGACCGCTACGCGGTGGTGCGCGAGACACCGCGGCAGCTGGCGCGATCGATCCGGCACAAGGTCGAGGCGGCGGGCTTCGCGCCATGGAATACCGGTTTCACCACGACGACGACCGCCGATGGCGAAACCCTGTTCGATACGGCGCACCCGCTGATTGACCCCGCCAAGGGCGACATCACGACCGCCACGCAATCCAATTACCTGAACCAGGCGGCGGACCTGTCGATTACCGCCATCCAGAACATCCTGCTGATGGCCGAGTCGCAGGTGGACGAGGCGGGCATGCGGGTGACCTCATCGCCGACCGATCTGTGGATGGCCCCCGATCTCCAGTTTCTGGCCCAGAAGCTGATGGGCTCGCAGTTCGACCCCGACACGGGCAACAACGCGATCAACCCGATCGCCGGCCGGCTGACGCCGCACATCGGGCATTGGTTCACGTCCTCGACGATCTGGTTTTTGAAAGCCGCCGGCGTGCGCAACAACGTGAAGTTCTTCTGGCGCCGCCGCCCGGTCACGATGACCTGGGACGACAACGAAGTCCTGGGCAGCAAACATGCTATCCACGCGCGGTTCTCGGCCAACGCTACGGACTACCGCGGACTTTGGGCGGGACACTCCTAGGCCATGAAGAAGACCAAGAAAAAGCCGAAGCCGGCCCCCAAGGGCCCGTACCGGTAAAGATTTTCGGGTAAGCGGCGGGCTCAACCGCCGGGCACCGTTCGCGGTGTCCCACCGAGGAGGACACATGGGACTGACGAACTATCCGAACGGCGTATCGTCCTTCGGAATTCCGCTTGTCAACGGCCTGCCCTGGGGCGGCGGCAAGGTTTTCTGGGTCAAATCGACCACGGGGCAGGACGCGCCGTCGAACGGCGATTCGCCCGACAACCCCTTCGCCACGATCAACTACGCCATCGGGCGTTGCGTGGCCGCTCGCGGCGACACCATCTACGCGCTGCCCGGCCACACCGAGACCGTCAGCGCCGCCGGCGGCATCACCTTCGATAAAGCGGGCGTCAAGGTCATCGGCATCGGCCAGGGCTCCGAGCGCCCGACGATCAACCTGACCACGGTGGATACGGCCACCATCTCGGTGACCGCCGCGAACTGCCGCCTGTCCAATTGCATCATCGACGCCACCGGCTTTGACGGTATCGACATCGGCATCACGGTCGCCGGGGCGAACTTCATGCTGGATGGAAACCGGTTGGTTGCCGGTGACTCCGGCGGTCAAGTCGATGCCATGGTGGCGACCGGTGCGACCACGACCGGCAGCGGGCTGAAGGTGTTGAACAACGAGTTCGATGCTGGCGCCACGACCGGCCCAGTTTCGGGCGTCGATATCGTTGGCACCCCGGACCTGTGGCACATCATCGGGAACACGTTCCTGGGCACCTATTCGGGCGCGCCGATCAATAACGAGACCGGCAACATTGCCACCCGTGGCCGCATCGAGCACAACAACATCGAGAACATCCACGCTACCGGGCTGGCAATCGACCTTGATTCGGCTTGTACCGGCAGGATTGCCTACAACACCTGCTGGACCCCGAACGTGGACCCGGTTTCGACCGGCGTCACGATTGATGCTGGGTCGATGGCCTGCTTTGAGAATTACGGCACCGACACGGTTGACCAGAGCGGTGTTCTGGAGCCGGTCGCGGCCACCTAGTTTCGCGTCGCTTGGCTCCCTTGCCAGCGGGGACGGGTTTCATGGTTTCCCGTCCCCGCGCCTTTTGGAGGGTTTGTGGATATTTCCGGCAACCCGTGGCGGCTCTACCAATCGGACCCACCGACTCCGGTCGGGTTCGAGCGCCCCGGCGACAACGGTATTCGCGGGCCGGTGGGCATCAAGCGCGTGCGGTGGCTCAACGTGACCGATGACCGCATCCCGCCGGGCAGCGTGGCGCACCTGAAAGACGCCGACGACCGCGATGTGTTTCGGGCCGTGTGGCCCGACGACGATGGCGCGGCCAACGACATCGTGGTCGAGGTCGGCCACGTCTATCGCGGGCTGTACCTGACGACGCTGGAGGCCGGGCAACTTGAAATCTGGATCGACTGATGAGCCGACCCTGGAAGGCCGACGAGCAATGGGATAGCTGCGGCATCTGCGGTTTCCCGTGGCCCGTCTCGGACCTGACCGTGCAGCAGACCGAAGTATCGGGCCGCTCGAAGCGCTGCCCGCGCTGCATCGATAACGTGGACAACAACTACCGCGAGAAGCGCATCGCGGAGTTTCTGAAGCAGACGGCCAAGCACGAGAGCCGCGACCTGCGCAACGAACCGGCGTTGTGGTTCACGTCGGCCGACGAGGTGAACTGATGGCAAAACGCTTTGACGCTTGGATGCCCCCGGCGGAGGCCGCCGAGGAGCCAACGACCGAGGCGGTAGGCGAGGTCAAGACCAACGCCACGCACGCGCACATTCACGAGTGGACGCAGATTTCTCCGCGCAAACGGAAGTGTAAGCCGTGCGGAAAGATCGAGAGGCCGGGCGATGCGAGTTGAAGAGCAGATCATCAACACCTGGGTTATCGAGGACGGCGTAGACAAAGGGCGTGTGGCGCTGCGCTTGATGGGCAGCCCGCAGGTGGTCGTTGAAGACGGAGAGATAGTTTGCGGCGTGACGCTGACCCCGCCTGCCGCACGGGAGCTTGCCTTCCAGATTCTGGAGTGGGCCAAGCAGTCCGAAGACGAATACGGCATCCCGGAGATCAGCGAGTAATGAATGGCCACTACTCTCGGTTCAGTTCGAGACGAGGTAGTCCAGGACATCCTGGGCCGCACCGACGACAAGCGCTACCACGGCTTGAAGGCCGCTCGTGACGCCTACCTCTCGATTTGCGGGAAGATCCCCTTCCCTGAGCTGCAAGCCGTATCCGACCCCATCAGCGTTACCGCCGACCAGAACTACGTTGACATCTCGGCGCTGAGCGTGGCGGGCATCATCTCGCTGCGCTACTACGACTCGTCCGCCGACACCTACCGCAAGCTGGAGCCGACCACCGCCGCGGTGTTCGACGAGATTCCCACGCGGCGCCCGGGCGCCGCGGCCACTTTCGCGCGCGGCGCCGGCGGCGTCAACATCGAGCTCGACTCGCTGCCCGACGATTCGGCCGACACAATCACGCTGCGCTATTGGCGGATGCCCGCGATCGAGGACCCCAACGACAACGACGAGTTGACCTCGCACGTCGTGCTGCTGCCGATGGACTGGATTCAGCTGCTCAGGTGGGAAGCGCTCTATACGCTCTACCACTACAGCGACGACATGGACCAGATTCAAAAGGCCATGATGCTCGTCACCCGCGGGCAGTACCCGCGCATGGGCTCGACCAACAAGATTCACAGCCACGAGATGGGTATCATCCCCCGGCTGTGGAACGACCTGTTGCAGACGCTGGCGTCGCGCGAGGGGCCGTACATGGAGTACGCCCTCGCGCCGTTGATTCGGAGGTACACGAAGGGTGGCTGACGAACGCATCACCTGGACCCCGGCCAACGGGCTGAACGTCGAAGACCCGGCAATCCTGGTGCGCCCCGACCAGTGCGTCGAAGCGCGCAACATGCTGTTTGAGCGCGGCGTCGCGCGCACGCGGCCCCACGCGGTGCGGGACACCTACGGCTTTTGGCCCGACCCGTCGGCGGCGAAATTCCGGTTTGCGCGCGGCATGCTGGTCGGCGCGGATAGCCCCAACTCGGTCGTGATTCTCTCCGACGGCACGCTTGCCAAGGGGCCGCAGGCGCAGGCGCTATCGCAGTCGGGCGGCGGCACGTTAGCGCTCGGCGATTCCGAGTTCGACAACATCAATGTGGTCAACGGCGTGTTCGTGATCGGCAACAACGGCAGCGTAGGGACCAACGGCATGGTGCGGCACGACCCGGCGACTTCGGACTTCACCATCGTCGCCGGGGCGCAGTTCCGCTACTACGCATCGCTTTACTCGCGGGCCTTGGGCGCCTACAAGGGTACGGGGTCGCTGGAGACCGCGCACACGGTGGGCTGGTCGATCGCGGGCGACGAGACCGACTGGTCGGGCTCGGGCTCGGGCGAGACCGTGTTGGCTGAGACGCCCGACGAAATCACCGGCGTGCGGACGGTGCAGAACGTCGTGGCGGTGGCGCGGTCGATGGGCTGGACGCTCGGCTTTGCGACCGGCGACGGCCTCCAGCCGATCCGCTGGGAAACGCTGGTGCGCCACGGCCGCCAGGGCTGCCCCTACCCTTCAACCATCGCCGACGATGGCAACGAGCTGCTGTGGTGCGGCCACGACAACGTTTACCACATGGATATGAACTGGTCGCCCCGCGCCATCGGCGGCCCGATTCGCCGCGAGTTGCTTTTCTGGCTCGCGCGCGGCGTGCTGTTTAGAGGCTACACGGCGCGGATGGACTTCGGGCCAGCGGGAACGGTGGGCGGCGCGCAGGAGTTGTCGAGCCCCGCGCCGCGCCTGCGCTACCACCTGGTGCCGATCAGCAGGGCCGGCGTGCCGCACTACAGCTTCGATGTCGATGCCCGCACCTGGTCGCGGCACTTCTACAGCTACCCGCTACTGGGCGGCTGCGAAGCGTTCAACCTGACGAGCACCAGCGTTCAAACGGCGGTCACTTGGTGCAACCTGTTGTTCCTCGACGAGGCGACGCCCGACGTTTTGCGCTGGGGCGATGGAGCCTCGGGCGCGGGCGTAGTCGCCGACGAGGGGGCCTTTCTCCGCTCGGGCGTGTTTGTCGTGGGCGATGCGACCCACGAGTACAAGGTACAGCGGGCGCACATCGTTTGGGCCAGGGACGGCTCGCACGGCGTGGGTGACATCGACCCGGCGGGCGTCCTGATGACCGTGCGGTGCAAGCAGCAGCAGCGCTGGGTCGAGCAGCAGTACAAGCCGCTCGACGCCTACCAGGTCGCGGAAGGCTCCGAGGACTGGCAGGCGACCTTCATTGACACCGACGGCAAGCCGGTGGGGCAACTGTTCCAGATTGCGCTGGAGATTCCGCCCGGCTTCCCGCTGATGATTGCGCGGATTGAGTTGCTGCTGTCGGACGCGGGCGAGATGAAGGCGGGGCACTTTAAGCAGGCGGCATGACGACCGACCAGGAAATCACCGAACTCAAGAAGCGGCTAGAGACGCTGGAGTCCGAGCGCGAAGAGAAGGTTCTACCGGGCCTCGAATGGCTGCGCCAGCGCTTCTCGCCGACCTCGGGGTACCTGCGCACCGAGGCGATCCCGCAACTTACAGGCGATGTGACGCATCTCGCCGGAACGGAGCCCGTGGACGTGCCAGTTACCGAGTTGGACCGCTTTGAATTGATGGAGCCCGTCGAGGCCGTGGTGGCTGTGGACGCGGGGACGCAGACCGTCGAGGTCATCAACGTCAACGAGACCGGGACGCTGATCGGCATTGGCATCGTGGTTTCAAAGTACACCGCCTCGGGCGGGACCTCGGACGTTTTCATCCGCACGAACCTCGACGGCGGCGGCAACAAGGAAATGCAAATCGTGTTCGCCGACCGCAAATGGGGCAAGGCGCGGCAGGTATTCGTGACAGTGGGCGACGTGCCGCAGTCGGGCGACGTGGACGGCCACGCGATGTACATCCCGGCCAACCTGCCCTACGGGTCGAACCTGACCGTATCAATTCGCGTTGCTTCGCTGACGAGCTACACCGGCGAGTACGACCTCGCCGTTACGGTCCACAGGGGAAGGCTGGTATGAAGATTCGAGAGTTGCAGCCGGAAGAGTTCTACAAGCTGGCCGACAACGAGTGGCTGGAACCGGCGATGCGCCCCGTGGCGGGCGCTACGCGCGTGGTCGTGGCCGAGGATGACGCTGGCCAAATCCAGGGCTTCGCGTTCGTGCAGTTCGTGCCGCACGTTGAGCCGGTGTGGGTTGCCGACAAGCACCGCTTCGGCACGGTCGCCAAGCGGCTGTTCGAGCGCGCGCGGGGATTGCTGAGCGGCAAGGGCGGCTTCATCACCCACGCCACCAACGACCAGCATGGCGATTACCTGAAGCGGCTCGGGCTCACGAAGCGCGAGAACTGGCAGGTTTACGACGGCCGCGTATGAGGAGGGAAAGATGTCCCAGTTGATTCCTTTCATCCCGCTAATCGGCGGCGCCCTTGGCCTGACCGGCAGCCTTCTGGGCGGCCAGGACCAGGTGAACCCCGAGCCGCTGCCGCCGATGTTCCCCGACCTCAACTTCGCCATGGGGCGGTTCCTGTCGAATCAGTTTGATTCGTCGTCAGGGGAGCCGGTGCCCTACGGCGTTGCGCCCTATCCGGGGCAGTTGTCGCCGGATATCAACCAGACGCGGCTGCCGGAGGTCTACGGGAACTGGCAACCCTGGAACGCCGGCAACTCCGCCATGGCGCAGTTTGTCGCCAACCCCGGCATCGGCCAGCAGGATCCGCGCCTCGCCAACATGATGCAGTACGGCGGAACCGGCGGCGTGGGCAACCAGATGATGTCGCTCGCGGCCCAGTATGGCGCGCCGTCGCAGGCCGGGCAGGCGGTGTCATCGACGGCGCAGTTCGGAGCGCCCTCACAGTCGATGGCGAACCTGCTCAATCCGTTTCTGACGGGGCAGGGCGGGCCGGGGTATCGACCGCCGCCGATTCCGACGCGGCAGGTGGGGAGGAATGCGTAAATGGCGGTCCCAGATTTTGCTAACAACCCGCTTGTCAAAGCCTCCGGCGGCAAGGTCACACCTGCTCAGATTGAAGCATATTACCAATCGCATGGCTCATTGCCAAGGTGGCGCGAAGGCCCGGACGGCCCGATCATCAGCAGCTCCTCGTTTGCCAAGGATATCGGCTGGACCAACCCCGGCACCATCTCGTCGGTAGTCGGCACGACCGCCTCGAAAGCCGCGACCTCCGGGCAGCCCGGCTCTGGCGTCGGCTCGGTCTACACGCCGACCGCCGTCAACCAGGCCATTCAAAACGCGACCTCGACGATGCAAGGGGCGACGCAGGCCGGCCAGGCGCAGGTTCTCGCCGACCTCTACCAGAACGCGGGCGTCACCGATATGATGGCGCAGGCGGCCTACGACCCCGCGTCGATCACCCAGCCCGATACCTCGGGCCGCGCCTACCCTGGAGCCGAGGCGGGGCCGGATGGCATCAACCCGGCGCGCCAGCGCGGCGCGCCCCTGCCGGGGACGCCAGCGGCCGCCGTGCCGGTGGGCTCGAACCTGCCCACCTCGCCGGTGGGGTCGCTGGCGCCCGGCAGCTTCCAGACGCCGCAGCAGTTCTCGGATTGGTTCTCGGGCCAGGGGCCGCTGATGGAGGGCGACCTGGGGTCGGTCTACGGCATGCCAGCGCCTGTCCTGACCGACCATAACGAGTACCTGATGCCCGGCATGGCGGGCCAGACCTTTGGCACCGGGGCCGATAACGCCCTGCTGGCCGAGCGCGTCCAGTCGCAGCAACTTCTGACGGGCCGCCAGTCGGGTACCGAGTCGAACCTTTACGGGCCCATCTCGCCGCTGATCCCGCCGCACCTGATCGGCCAGGCCGGGTACGGCCCCGAATCGGTGCTGGGCGGCCAGTACTCGCTCGGGCAGGTTGGCGCGGCTGATCCGTCGAACCAGGGCATGATTAACCAGGGGGCGCTTGACTGGTACGGGGCGCAGACCCCCACGGGCCCCTATTCCGGGTTCCAGTTCCCGCAGCACTTCGGCCAGAACCAGGGCGGGGCGACCACGAATCTGCCGGCTGGTAGCAGCACGAACTTCAACCCGTTCGAGGGCTTCGGCTCCCCGGGGACCTTTCAGCCGCAGCCCGGGCCCGGCGGCGGCGGCACTGGTGGTGGATCCGCGCCGGGGGGCGGCGGGACCTTCAATCCGAATCCGTTTCCGCCTGCGGGCGGGGGCGGTACCGGCGGCGGTGGAGGGGCTGGCAGTCCCGGCGGCGGAGCCGGGGGAGGGGCCAACCCCTTCCCGCCGATCTCGGTAGACACGGGTACGCCCGGGGGCGGCATCGGGTCACCGAACTCGCCCGATGCCTTTTTGGCCGATGCGACCAACGATGTCGGCTACCTGCGCGGCATCGCCGAAAACGCCGGGTATGCCACGGATGCGACGCCCGCCTGGGAGGCGATGGTCGCGGCGCAGCAACGCAACATCGACCGCATGGCGGCGCAGATTGGCGAGCAGTTCAATGTGAGCGGCAACCGCTTCTCGTCGGTGTTCGGCGACGCCATGACGGACTTCTACTCACAGACCGGGCTCGACCAGAACTCGCTGCTGGGACAGATGACCCTGCAGGCCCAGGAAGCGGCGCGCGCGCGTGAGCTGCAGGCGGCCGGCCAGCTGGGCGGCCAGGGCTTCCAGGGCGCGTCGCAGTTGTCGAATCAGGCGTTTCAGGCGGACATGCAGCAGGGCCAGCAGTCCTACGGCACGGCCATGAACATGTTCAACGCCTCGCAAAACGCGGCCTCGCAACTGCTCAATAATTCGATGCTCGGGGCGCAGGGGCTGTTCGGGGCCGAGAATCAGGCCGGGATGGCCGAGGCCCAACGCCAGCAGCAGTTGCTGCAGCTCATGCTCGGCACCGCCGGGAACCTGTCCCAGGACTGGCAGCAGAACCTGTTGACGGGCGGGCAGTTGGGGATGCAGCAGTACGGGCTGCAGCAGGACCAGATTGACCGGCTCTATAACGAGTTCCTGCGGACGCAACCCGAGTCGAATCCCCTGCTGCCGTACCTGTTCTCGGGCTCGACGGGCTACCCGCCGACGGCGTACCCGCAGTTCACGCCGAACTACACCTCTAGCCTGCTGGGCGGGATGGGCGGGCTGATGGGCCTGCTCGGCCCGCTGCTGAGCGGTGGCGGCGGCGGCAACTTCGATCCGAGTTACGGACAGGGAGGATAACATGGGCGGATACGGAGCTCCACTACCCGGTCGCGGTTTCCCGCGCCAAGGCCCGCAGGGCGGCGTCTACGGCCAGCCGAACGACCTTGTGTCGTCACGGACGCCGGTCGCCAACCAGATCGTCGAGGGCATCAACAGCTTTGTCGGCGGCTTTCGGGACGCCAAGGAGGGCGAGAAGCAGTCCGCCCGCCAGCGGTTCCTCGAAGGCATCCAAATGATGCAGCTCGGGTTGCCCGTGGACCGCAAGAAGATGGCCCGCGACGCCCGTACCGCCGGGTTCAACTTCGACTACGAAGGCCAGACCCCGATGGAAAAGCAGCAGGCCCAACAGGCCCCGCCCATGCCCGGCGGCGGAATGGGTGGTGGCATGCCCGGCGGCGGCCCGATGGGCGGGATGCCGCAGGGCGGAGCCCCCATGCCGGGCGGCGGTGGAGGGAAGGGTTTTTTCGGTAGGCTCGGCGCGGCGGTCAGCGACCCGTTCCGAGAGCAGCCGCCCATCCCGGGCAACGCTGGCGTCCATCAGGCTATGGATAAGATGCAGCAGCAGGGGCAGGCTGGCATGGAGAAGGAAATGCTGGCGGCCCAGATCGTCAAGACCATGACCACCGAGAAGCCGGGGTCGGACAAGTGGATGCAGGCCGCCCAGCTTGGCGAGATGCTGGGCGTCACCAAGGGCATCCCGGAGTTGCTGAAGGACGACATCAAAACCAAGCAGCTTGCCGACGCCCTCAAGACCACACCCGAGAAGGTCAAGGCGTCGGGCTGGGCCGTCGAGATGACCAAGCTGACCGCCAGCCTAGCCGGTAAGGTAGACGCTGAGAACCTGCCCAAGATCATGCAGTCGGTCGCGGCAGCCGAGGTTCCCGACGCCGGCCTGTTCGCGGTCAACGACGCCGAGGCCATCGTGGACCCAGGCGACTCGTACAAGTTCTGGCGCTCGAAGCTGCCCGACTCCCCGCCGTCGATGTGGTCCGCCGCGACCGCGTTTGAGTTGGCCGGGGACTACGACTCGTTGGGGACGCTGCTCGAACAGTTCCCCTCGACCGACATCCGCGAGCAGGAGCGGGCCGCCAAGGGCGATAAGCGGGCCGATAGCGCCGAAGCCAGGGCGGCTCGGGGCGAAGGCCGCGCCGCTGCCGCCGAAGGGCGGGCCGAAGAGCGCGAAGTTGAGAAGCAGGACTACGCCGCCCGGCAGCGCAACGCGGCCTACTACTACGCGCGCGCGGGCGGGAGCCTCAAGGAAGCCATCCGCATGCTCCGCGAGGACGCGAAAATCAACCGCTGGTTGAGCGACGACCTGCTCGATATCGAGGCGATTATGGCGCAGAAAGCCAGCGGCTTCGGATCGATGAGCCCCGGATCGGCGGCGGCCGAGGGGTTGCCGAAAGACCAGTTCTAGATGCCGGAAACGCCGCTACAGGCTTTGCTTCGCGCCATGGGCCAGCAGCAGCCCAAGTTTCTGCCGCCCATGCAGCCGAACCCCGGCGACGAGTTGCGCCAGCGGTTCATGCAGAACCTCGCGCAGCCGCGCCCGCAGGTAGCGCCGCCCCCTGACCCCGGCCAGGACTTGCGGCAGGCCGCCACACGAGACGCCCGGTCCGCCATGGCGGAATCGATTCTGCCGGCGGATCAGGTGCGGTCCCAGCCGCCGCTATCGCAAACCTTGGGCATCGCCGAAGACTCCCCGGCGGCCAAGGGGCCGTTCGGGTCCGCCTACCGCGACATCGGCAAGGCGCTCGACTTCATCGCCCCCACCGACCAGGTTGACCCCTCGGACTTTCTGAACCCCGTAGCCGCCGCGCCGCTGAAGACGGCGGCCAAGGTGTTCGGTGGGCGCGGCGCGCCGCTGGGACGCACCGACCTCTACAAGGGCATGGACTTCCTCTCCGACGCCGCCAAGGAGCGGTTCAAGGGGTTCCTGGACGTGCTGCCCGAGCGGCGCCCGCCCGTCACGGTGGAACAGCTCGAGGAAGCCGCCACCGGGCTCGACCCTTCGGCGGTCAGGCGCATCATCAACGCCCCGGCTAAAGACCCCGTGCGCGACCCCGCTGTTCTGAAGTGGGCGCGCAACGAGGCCAACACCCTTGGCGACACCATTCACCAGATGTCGATGGAGCTCGCCGAGAAGCAGAAGCAGGGGGCGCTATTCACCTCAGGCGAGGAGAACGCCCTCCAAGGGATCATCGGGCAGCTCGAAGGCGAGCTCGACAAGACCCTCCGCTTTATCGACCGCACCGGGTCGCAGGCGGGGCTGAACCTCAGGATGATCCAGGAGGGGGCCAAGAGGAACCTGGACCCGTCGTACTGGCTCAACCGCGCCAAGCGGCTGAACCGGGGCGTGCCCCTGACCACCGACCAGACCAGCGGCATCGTGGCCGCGCTGAAGCGCGCCAAAGAAGCCCGGGCCGCCGGGGACGGCGCCGGGGACGTGGCCGGTATCGCCGACCTGTCGGGGCAGTTGCAGAAGCTGCGGCGCACCCCGATTACCGATGTGATTTCCAGCGTTTGGCGGGCGGGCCTACTGACCGGCCCCAAGACGACGGGCCGCAACATCCTGTCGAACCTTACCGGCGGCCCGGTGCTGGAGGAAGCGACCCGCGTTCCGGCGGCGGCGGTGGACTGGTCGATCAGCCTGTTTTCAAAACAGCGTGGCGTGCTGATGCCGAACTTCTCGGACCTCAAAGCCGCCGCCCGGCAGGGGGCCACCAAAGGCGTGGCCGAACTCAAGCAGACCATGAAGCACGGCGCCCCGGCGGAAGAGCTCGCGAAGCTCGACTTCCCCCGCGAGATGGTCAGCGGCTCGAAGATTTTTGACGCCTACGTCAACACGACGTTCCGGTGGATGTCGGCCCAGGATAAGCCCTTTCGCGTCTACGCGATCGAGCGGTCGTTGAGGGAGCAATCCCGCGTTATGGCGGTCAACGCCAGGCGGGCGGGCAGCCGGTCTTCCATTGAGTCGCTGGCGAAGGAGTTCTACGACAACCGGACCGAGGAGATGATGTCGGAGGCGGTCGCCTACGGGGCGTTCTCGGTCTACGCGAACGACACCATCCCCGGCAGTATCCTCAAGGGGGCTCGCGCGTCGCTCGCCAGCCCGTCGTCAAACCAAGGGGAGGCCGCCGCCAAGGGGGCCATGAAGCTCGCCTTTGACCGCTTCTTCCCGTTCAACCGCACCCCCTCCGCCGTTATTATGCGGGCGCTGGACTTCAGCGGCGGCGGCCTCGTTCGCGGCGTCGGCAAAAGCATGGGGGCTGCCGCTGATATCCGGGCCAGCCGTAAGGCTGTTGAGGCCGGCGTCGAGGGCGCGGTCAAAAAGACCTTCACCCCCGAGCAGCAGCGGGCCATCAGTATGGCGTTTGGGCGCGGCTCGCTCGGCGCGCCGCTGCTTTACATGGGCTGGAAGCTGCGCGAGAGCGGCTGGCTCGGGCTGAACCCCTTCACCGACGAGAAGGGCCCGCCGGCGATGAGCGGCATTCGGGCCGAGACCCCGAGCGGCCGTGCCGTCGCTACCGAAACTGGCGAGATGTCGGGCTCGGTCCGTATCGGCGACACCTGGTACAACCTTGCCGCCGCATCGCCGCCCGTCCAGATTATGAGCGTCGGGGCCTACATGTACGACCAGCATCGCGCCGACGAAAGCAAGTTCCAGAAGGGCGCCAACGTGCTCGGTGGCGTGGTGCGCATGGGCTCGGAGTCGCCGATGTTGAGCGGCCAGATGGAGATTGCCGACCTGGCGCGCGGCGACTTGTCGAATGCCCTGGAGCGCACTGGGCAGCGCACCCTGGGCAGCGCCGTCCCGACCGCCGTCGCCGACGTCGCCGGGTTCCTCGACCCCTACCAGCGCGAGACACGCGGGCAGGGCATCGGCGCCGCGTTCCGCGAGCGCATCCCCGGCTTGCGGCAGACCCTGCCGGTTGAGCGCACGCCGCTCGGCAGAAAGCGCGAGCAGAACCCCTGGGCCGCCATCAACCCCGGCATCGGCTCCGAGGCGCGCATCATGAACGATCCGCTGGCCAAGGAACTCTACCTGCGCCAGCCGACGCTCGGCAGGCCCCGGCAAAAGGAGCACGAGAGCGACAAGTACTACCGGGGCCGCGCCGCGCTGGCCGGCAAGCGCATCAACGACGCCTTGCGCGAATTGATTTCGGCCCCCGATTACCGGGACGCCAGCGCCGACCAAAAGGAAACCTTGATGCAGCGGGAAATCTCCCGCGCGCGCACCGAGGCAGAAAACAGCCTAAAGCGCCAGGTGGGGCGCGGCCGGTTCGAAATCATCTTCGACCCCCGCGAGCGGGCTGCTAGACTAGAAGAAGCCCTCGCGGAAGCGGGCATCCACGACTTCGAGTAGGAGGAAACATGTCCAGAGCACTCAAGAACATGCGCATGGGGGCCAAGGTTCCCAAGGTCAAAAACTCGCAGGTCCCGCCCCTGGGCGCGTACAAGAGCGAGACCAATGTCCCTTGCCACATGGGCAACTCCATCGCGCTGCCCGGCGGCAACAGGGCTAAGAAGATGAAGCCCGCGAACTCGGTTGCGCTGAAAAAGGGCTAACTTCCAGCAGCCCCGTCTCGCCGGTCTTCTCCCATATCTCCAGCCGGAATGTGAACTCAGCCAATGGTCCGAATTGTCGAACCCATCGGATAGCCTCTTGCTTATCGGAGAACAGTGGCCCGAAACTTGGGTCACTGCCCATAGCGTAGGATACAGGTCTGTACATAATTAAACCTCAAAGAAACCTCAGACCGCCGGCCAGCCCTTCGCATTGTCTTGCGCGAACGCGGCGCGCTTCGCATCAGACACCAGCACCTCCACGTCAATTAACGGCCCTACGGCGAAGTCGCAATAGACGCTCAACTGCCTCAGCCCCATGCGGAACGTCGGCTCGCCAAGCTCCTCACATTCCCGCCGCTCCCGGTACCGCTTCGTTGCCGTGTCGTAAACCCGCCACGGCTCGTGAACCTCCCGCTGCAGCAAGTACACGTCCCAGCCAGGATCTTCCTTGCCGTCGCGGTAGAGGCGGAAGATGATGGTGAGGCGAGTCATGCTTTCACCGGCCCAATCACTTCGTCCAGGTCGTTCCCCTCGGTCGCGCGTAGCACGGCCAGAATTTCCTTCACGTCCAGGATACGAAACTTCGCGCCGCCGATGTAGTACTCGGTGCCCGCGTAGGACCCGAAGCACACCGCCGCGTTCTCGACCAGGCCGGCGGCCCTCATCGCGTCGGTGATGCCCTCGCCCAGGCTGATAACGATGCCGGTACAGGCGCGCGGCTTTTCGGTGTTACGCTTCTGGCCGTTCGAGTCGTAGTAGACCTGCGGCGCCACGATGTTGGAGCGCTGCGCCGCCGCGTCGGCCTCGGTGTAGGGCTCGATTTCATCGACCAGGACGCGCTCGCCCAGTACGGCGTGGACCTCCAGGCCGCTGAACAACTGCTTGAATTTTACGGTGTATTCCTTCGGAATTAGTCGTCGCTTTGCGGGTATCGTTGCTGTTGCCATGCTATCCTTTCTTTCTTCTAAGAATATCTTCCAGGTTCAACTCCACGCTCGGGCGGATGCCGAGCCGCCGCTGCACCTGGATCATCTGCTCGCGCAGCTCAGTGACGGCCTCCTCCAGCAGGTGCAGGTTCATCCGTTTTTCCTCCCTGGGCTCGTCGAGCTTACGGCGGACGTAGTTGAGCTTATTAGAAGTTCGGGGCTTGTTGTTTGTCATCGCGGGCGCTTTGACGGCTACTCCTTGGGGTCAGGCTGGATACTCCCGCCACTCGCGGCCGTCGAGCATTGCACCTGCGGCTTTCTTGCCGACCTTGGCGAACTCCTGGCCTTCTTGGAACCGCAATACGCGCCGTGTGGCTAGTGCTTGAGTTGGCTCCTGTCCGCGCGGAACAAACTCTCCCCACTGCTTGAAGAAAAACGGTACATCGGCGGCTTGGCACTGGTCGCGTATCGACCGCACCCAGTCCGGGTGCATGGGCCGTGCGCCGGGGCCGGACTCGCCGCCGACGACAACCCAGTTAAGTGCTGGCCGTACTCCTATGTCCGGTGTCTCGATCTCTCGCAGTGAATCGAACAGTCGAAAATATTTGCCTTCGTAGGCCCTGATTGATCCGAAGTCCAGTTCGGAAAGTAAAGGCTCCGCCGACACCCACCGCACCGCCGCCGGGGTCGCCAGCAGCTCCGGGATGCGCTCGTCGGCGTACTTCTGGGACTCGACCGAGACGCCCAGGTGGACGTTGGGTAGAGGCCACAGCATGCACGGCCCGCTCAAGTCCAGCCACGGAAAGCGATCAACCCAGTCGTTCGCCTCGGGGATCCATTCCTTATCAGGGATGAACCCCAACTTAACCAGTTGCATCTTCGCGAAAGCGCTGACTACTGCGCCGCGAAAGTCGTACCTTCGCGGGCGATCCGGCGGGTTGTTTTCAGTTTTGGCCGCAAACCACTCCCGCATCCGCTTCGCCCGCTTGGTCAGCACCTGGAAAGTGTGCTGCGGGCACAGCGCCATCACGGCAAACACCTCGTCGATCGCCTCGTCGGGCAGCGCCTCGTGAAACAGATCGCTCATGGAATTCACAAACACGCGGCGCGGCTTGCGCCAGTGCAGCGGCTCGGTCAGTTTTTCGGGGATCAGCTCGACCCGGCCCGTCCAGTGCGGGCCCGCTTTCGTGCGCTCCGCGAAGCCGTGGAATTTGTCTGGAACGGAAACCTGTGTGAGATCTTCGCCGCTAACGGCGCGCGTCGTATATCCGCTAAACCGTGCCGCCATGCGCTCCGCATAGCAGCGCTCACACCCCGGCGAGATCCGGCTGCAACCGCGCACTGGATTCCAGGTTTCCTGGGTCCATTCGATCTTGCTTTTCATCGACCGCGCCTCCGTTGCTTCCTGTAGAGTGTCATAGTGTGTCACCTTTGGTTTTTCAGATGCCGTTGCAGGTTGCCGAGCGTCATCTTTGCGACCGCGAGAGCCCTGTATTTCCAATAACTTACTGATTCCATGTCGGTTCTAAAAAGGCACCCCAGGGTTCGAATCCCACCCTCACCGCCACTGTCTTTTCAATATGTTACAAATCTACTGTGTCAGGTTTGGTTTTTCGGGGCGCTCTCTGTGGTGCGAAGTGACCGCGTGACAGTCGCCCGTCGTGGTCGAAAACAACGTCGATCAAGCTGTCGTAAGGTCCGAGCGTCAGGCCATCCGAATAGCGTCTTTCGATCTGGCCGTACCATCGCACGACCGTCGCCCGCTGCATGGTCATGCTGAGCGGCGTCGAGCGGTCATTACGGAATAGCTTCGCGTCGAAGACTCTCACTCGTGCGCCGGGTAACAACGTCTTCATTGAACCCCCTCCACTGCCTTCATCCCCGCCACAACCACCGGGTCCTTGGCCCAAATCCTGGTTACGGCTTCCTCGGCCTGGTCCTGCCGCTTCTTAATCCAGGCGCCGTAGTACTTCTCGGTCACCTGGCTGTTGCGGTGGCCGCCCAGCTTCGCCGCCTCTTCGAGCGAGACGCCGTTCGAGAGCAGGTCCACGAAGAACGTGTGCCGTACCCGGTGCGAGCGCGCGCCGGGGACGCCGCACACCGAGAACACGTTGTCGCGCAGCTCGTCCACCCACGACCGCGAGTGGCCGTCGCGCGAGCCGTTGCCCGACCAGAAGTAGTAGCGCTCCGACACGTGCGGGAACGCCTCAAGCGCCGTCAGCACGACTTGCGGCAGCGGCAGGTGAACCGGCGTGCCCGTCTTGTCGGTATAGATGAACAGCCTGCCGGCGCGGATGCGCGTCTTCTCCAGGCACGCCACGTCTTTGATGCGCATGCCGCTGTAACGCCCGAGCAATATGAACGCGCGGTGCTTGGGGTTCGTGCACGCGGTCAGGATCTTGCCGAACTCTTCTTGGGTGAACGGCATCACCTGCTTCTCACGCACCTGCGGCGGGCGCACCGCGAGCGCCGGGTTGATGGCCAGCCAGCCGCTATCGACACAGAACTTGAAGAACGACCGCAGCCGCTCCAGTTGCTTGCGCTGCGTCAGGGGCGCGACGCCGAGCCCGCCGAGAAACTCCCGCAGCTTCTCGGGCGTGATGTCTTCAAGTGGCCCCTTGAGCGCCTTGCCCACGAGGCCTAGCAGGTAGCGGTACTTGCGCACCGTCTCGCGGGCCAAGGCGCGGCGGTCCTGGTCGATGAGAAACCGCTCAGCGGCGTGCGATAGCAGCATCGGCGCGACCCTTGTCTGTTTCATGTTCTCCACCAGCCGCTCGGCCTCCGCCCAGTCGCCGGTGCGCAGCGACGCGCGGTCCTGCTTCTGCAGGCCGTCCCAGCCCTTGACGTAGATCGGGCAGGCGCACCGCCGGTAGTCCAGGGGGCGCTTACCCTTCGGGGCCGAAGCGAGGCAGCTAGGCGTGTGGCGGCGGACGAGTCTGAGCATGAGCGCCATTGTACTACCTCGCTACCCCACATAAAGGTAGGACTCTTTGCGCCAGCCGCTTGGCCGCGATCTCGCAAAAACGTTCTTCGATCTCGATGCCGATGGCTTGACGACCGTGATTCTTTGCCGCGTGCAGGGTCGTGCCAGAGCCGCAGAATGGATCAACTATTAACTCGTCGTGGTCGGAGCACCAGTTCACGATGAAGGACTGATGCGCCAGCGCCCGGCTCATCGGATGCCCGTTGGCTGGCCTGTCGCCGGGCTGAGCTTTCGGTGAAACACTGGGGATGACTTGCCGCCCCGGTGTAAAACGAATCGGAATACCAAAGACGTACGCCAACTCGTTGCCGCCGAGCACTCGTCCCAGGTAACCGGGCATCACGTATTGAAGCCAAATCGCCTGCAGGAAAGGCAGTCGCGCAGGGACGGGTCCCAGAAAGCGCGGGTCGCAATCGTTACGCATCTCCACCACAAGCCGGATCGCCGAACTTGGAATCAAGGCGCAGAACTCAGCGAAGAGTTCATACGGCCGATCGTGTCCGGTGATCTTCCCCGGCGGGCAATTCGGCCACACGGGGTCGGTGATAATCGCATCGGGCTCAAGCGACGGCAGGATCTCCCGGCAGTCACCGCAGTAGATGGTTATCCCATCTTCCTGGTAATAGGGATTCATCGGTTGTAAGCCCCTAGGGCCTCAGATGCCTTTTTGATCGGCTCTTGAAGTTCGGAGCACGCTCGCCCGTTGTAATAGAAGCACCCTTCGTCCCATTGGCCGTATCGGTCCATTCGATCAAGGAATAGACGTAGGGCTTTAATGAGATTCTGCACTCGATCCCTTTGGGCGTCGTCGATGTTCTTGTAGGCGGGCCGCTGTTTCATAGCATTTCAGTCCTTTCGGGCTTCAAAAGTTAGTCCTTCCTTCACCGCACCCGCCGCGCCATCCGCTCCCGCGTCCGTGCGAGCAGCACGCCCAGGCGGTTCTCCTTGTCCACGTTGGGCTTGTTGCGATGCTCGCGGCGGATACGCTCGACCACGCTCATTGGCACGCGCCACAGGGCGCGGCGGTTGGTGCCGTAGCGGTACACGTCGTCGCGGCGCTCGACCATGCGGCGCATCGTGTCGTAGCCGATGTTGAGTTCCTTGGCGGCTTCCTTGATGGTTATGTCGCGGTCTGTCATTGCTGCTCCTTCTCGGCTTGTCCCTTGCCACACCTAAGCCGGGTCGGCGTGGGGGGTCAGACGTGCTCCATCCCTTCAGAACGCTTCATCGGCCCGATCGCTTTCCTGACGAGTTGCCACTTCGGGCACTTTTTCTGCGCCAGTTTCAGTTAGCCACTCGGGGTGTTTGACGTCTAGCCTCTCTAGCGCTAACCGTGTCCTTCGTTCCGCGTTTATCAGGTCGCAGGCTGGGTCGCTTGTACGTTCATTCCAGTGCTGAACTGCCTCTTCCCTTGTATGCCACCAGCACGTCATCGCGTGGCAGCGGCCTTGGCATTCCACGCGATGGCCGGGGACGCCATTAAAGCAGTTGGGGCTTATGGTCAACCAAGCCTCAGCCCCGCAATGCGGACACGCTCGAAGGCCGCTACTCCCCGCTTCCCGTAGCACGTCGCTGAGATATTCGGCTATCAGGCATTCATGGCAGCAGCCCTTGACGAACTCGCGCCCCGGCTCCTGCTCCCTGAGCCATTGGACGAACTTCTTGCGGGTTAGGGTCATACCCCGCCCCCCAGCTCGTCCGAGACGTAGGCCAGGGCCTCGTCGGCCGGCGCGCGGCAGCTGCACGGCGCAACGCAGGTGCCGGCGGCGGCGTGCTCGACCCCCGGCAGGCCCTTGCGCTGAAAGGTCCGTTCCACGAACCCCGTGCCGCCGCAGCGCGGGCATGTGATCATCTCGCGCTTCCAGGTCTTCTCGCGGGTAGAGAACGACACCCGGCGAATCGAGGCCACGGTCGGGCAGCCGTCCTCGGACTCCAGATCTTCCGCTACCTGCTGCGCTTGCTCCTTGGTACGCGGGTACTTCTGGAAGGCGTCAATGAGCGCGGCGATGGCGTCGTCTTCCTTGGGGAAGAACTGACGAGCCGAGAACTTCATCACGAGCTTGCGGGCCAGGGCGCGTGGGATGGTCATAGGTTCTCACCTAATAGCCTCTTTGACCAACGGATATGATCTCGGCAGATCACTTGAATGTATCCGAGCAGTACGCTCTTGCGTGCTTCGATGATCGCCATTTCCTCTCCATGGGTTTTACGGTTCATATGGCTTCCGTGTCGAGAGGATTCAGCCGGAATCAGGATGTCGATATGCTCAAGATCCCTCACGATTGAGCGCAGATTCTCTTGGCACTGGAATAATTCCATTTCGAGTTCTTGCTGCTTTGTCTTATTGCCGCGCTTCACTCTCATAGTTCCTTGATCCTTTCGCTCAGGCTGTCCACCTCGCGCTTCTGGCCCGCCACGTCGGCCTCGGGGTGCCAGTCTCGAATCCAGTTGTGGAGGTCAGGCACCATACGGCCCGCCACCCAGGCCGGCTGCCAGACCTCGCGGTGCTGGCGGAGCGCCGCCGCCGCCGTGGCGTCGTCGAAGCGGCTCAGGAACAACTGGCAGGCGAGGTTCGGTTTGGGGTTGTGACCTCGTGGGTGCTCGGCCTGGATGGCGGCCCAGATTTGCTCAAGTTTTGCTTCCGTTTTGCTTCCGTTTTGCTTGAGCAAAATCGGCGCATTATTTCCGCGCGGTACTTCAGTGGGTATCTCATGGTTCTTTCCCGGTCCGTTAGAAGATGAGAGAGAAGGATTCTTATTAACTACTAACGGCTTGCTTAAGCAAAGCTCTGGCAAATCGGAAGCAATTGCTTTAGAGCCGTTTCCTTTCTTGGAGATACCGCCAAGCCTTCCGACCCTCGAACGGACTTTTCCGATTCTTTGCTTTCGTCCACGTATTTCTTCGAGGTCTTGATTGACCCAGCCACGACCAGGAATGAGATTGAACTTGGCTCGAACACGCGACCCTTCAGGCGACCAAAGTCGGGTAACCTCCGCGACTGATGTGCTTGCGATTTTTGCGATCAGCAAGTCATCCCCTTCGGGTATTTGCCCCTTCATCCACTGAAACGTCAGGAGTTCGAAATACAAGCCCTTCTCCTCAAGGCTCATGACTAGGTGGCTATCTGACGATCTCCACCGATCACAGTTAAACGGCAGCTCCCAAAACTTAGCCACGGGCAGCCTTTCGCTGCCTTCTGGTCCGTATACGCTTCGCGTTCACGCTCAGCGATTTCTCGGCCACTGAAAGAAACCCACCTTTGTAGTTTGGCCATCCCTTACACGGCCCGCAGGTGTTGTGCGACCAAGCAAAGTAATTTCCATCCTTATCTAGGGCCGTGTGCGGAACCCACTCTGGAGCCTGTGGATTCGCCGGGACTGCCTCGCCACAATGTGAGCATGCCTCACCTTCGATTGGTGGTAGCTTAGGTTTCGTCTCGCTCATTCGCCAACTTCCTCCCACTCCCCCAGCTCCCCCAGCGGCACCAGGGCCCGCGCCTGCCCCTGCTGCCCCGCCGGCGGCTGGAGCCGCACCGCGACGCCCCAGGCGTCCTCAACGACCTCGGTAACGCGCCACACCAGCGGGCTGCCGGGGAGGCGGTAGAGGGCGTCAATAGCTGGGGCACTCATGCGGCAACCTCCGGCCGGTAGCACCGCGCGATATGCCGGGCCAGCGGGAAGGGAATCTTGGCGATCAGGGCTGAGGCGTGCTTACGGGCATCGCTACGGGATGAGCGCCGACGGGCGATTGAGCAGTCTTCGCCGGCACCGAACCAATCCCCGCACTGCTTCACGCCGTTGTTCTTGATCGCCCGCGCCCCGGCGACCCGCGTGAAATCCTGGCCGCGCTTCGACCTATCTGACCAGTTCAGCCCTGGGGCTTTCACGCCGTCGTTTTCTGCCGCCCGCTGCATCCTGGTTACAAATTCTGGCCTGTTGTGATGCGTGAACCAGTCGTCGCCACGAGCCCCGCCGACCTTCACCGCTTTCGCGATCGGCATCAGCGCCGGAACATCCCCCCAAAGGTAGAAGCTCCCGTAATGCCAGGCCGCGCGCCCAACCCACTGCTGCGCGCCCCTGACGTTCTCAACCAACATCGGCACATGACGCCCCGCCGCCCCTGACGCCTCCCGCTGAATCCGAAAGCACGCATCGAACAGCGTGTTGTCGGGCGGCTCTCGGGGCCAGCATTGCCGCCAAGCCTTCCATTCGTCCGATTCGCATTCCGTCATTTCCTTTTGCGACTTATCCCACCATTTAGGGCATCCCAAACCCAATTCCTCGGGGGTCTTTGCTTTCGCTGCCTTCCACGGCATCGCCCGGTAGCTATAGGCTTGGCAGGGCGGCGAGGCCACGATCACCGCCGCATCGATGAACCGCGAACCGTCGAGCGTCAGAACGTCCTGTAGGACAAGCTGCGCCGGGTACGGGCGCCGCTCGATGTCAAACCCCACGACGTCAAAACCCTCAGATAGGAACCCTTCGGCCCAGCCGCCTAAGCCCGCGTATAAATCAATCGCCAAAGGCTTTTTGGAAACTCCCATCTGTGCTCCTTTCCCTTTGGCGTATTGGATTTGTGGTGAGGGCGAGCCTGATCGGCCATCCGCGATTCAGGCGATCCGCTATAATCTCTCGCTTCAAGCCCGTGGATTCCGACCACTCAGTCAACGTTTTTTGTTGTCCGTCGCAGACAATACGACGGTTTCTGCTTGTGTTTCTGGCTTGTTCCTTCGCGGTTGTCCAGCGCACATTGCCCGGTTCGTAGTTGCCGTCACGATCTGGATAACGATCCAATGAATGCTTTGGCGATGGTCGTGTCCCCATGTCGGCATAGAAATTGGCGAACGTTAACCAGCGCTCGCAAACAGCAATACCTCGACCACCGTAGAGGTGAAAATCTTTGAAGCGTGGATTTCTGCACCGCGTCAGCATGCCACTCCATGCCCGGTACTCAGACGGGCACGTCCGATAGGTCGGGCCGGTGTGGTCGTACTTGCGCAGATTCTCGCCTCGTCTCAATTCATATCTCCGCAATAGAGGTCGATGGCGAGCGGCTTCACTTGCCGCCCCTCCGGCCCCAGGAAGGCTTCCCCTTCCCTAGCGCTCTCACTTGAGCCCGCCGGTCCTGAAACGCCTTATGCCAAGCCTTCTTAGCTGCCAGCCGACCGTAGAGGTCCGTCGCGGCCTCTAGGGGCCAACCCTGGACCAGTTCGCGCAGTTGCAGGTATTGCTCGTGCGGTATCTTGCCCTTGACCCTGTTTTGTAGTTCGTGGCAGACGTGAAGGTTCCCAAGATCCGACGTTCCCCCAAGGGCCATCGGCTGCTTGTGGTCTATCGCAATCTCAGACAAGTTCAAGAGTCGCCCGCTGTATGGGCACTTCCACAGCAGCCGCTCCTTGACTGGCTCTGCGGGGTTCTGAGATTCACACGTCAGCCATGCGCGGAACCTGGCCAGCGTGAACGGCAGCGTCCCACCGTTGCGGTCCCTCAGCGTGCGGCAGAGGCTGGCGCTCCTGGCGTTCCAAGTGGGTGGTTTGGTTAGCATGTTCATCGCGTCAGATACGCCAACCGCCGCTTTGGGTTGCTGAACTCCGCCATAGCGATAGCAAGAGCATTGTCAAACTCATCTTCCCGGCACTCCATCCATCCACTTATGGACCACTCTGGGCTTATACGAGAGACATATTGAGACTCGATTTCAAGCTGCGGCTTACCCCGGTAGTCGGTTTGGACATCACGCGGTCGATATTGGCCCACATGTCGATGGATTCGCTAACGCTACGGCCGCGCGTGCCTCGCCGAAGGAAGTGGGTTATGAGCCCTTACGGGATCTCGCTAACTCCGCTTCGATTCGCTCAGCGACAAAGCGGAGCCGTAGTCCATACTCGGCGATTTCTTCCGGCGTATAGCGGGCTTTTTTGCCGATGATTTCGTAATCCCTCAGCCACTCTTCAATTGAGAGGTTTTGGCATCCAATGGAGACATTAGAGCTACCATATACGGCTATAATGTCGTCTCGCAGGCCGCTAATTTTAATGATTCCTTTGGCCCCGCGAAGGTCGGCCCGGTAAAGGTCGGCCTCGCTAAGGTCGGCCCCGCGAAGGTTGGCCCCGCGAAGGTCGGCCACGCTAAGGTTGGCCACGCTAAGGTTGGCCTCGCTAAGGTTGGCCCCGCGAAGGTCGGCCACGCTAAGGTCGGCCTCGCTAAGGTTGGCCCCGCGAAGGTTGGCCACGCGAAGGTCGGCCCCGCTAAGGTAGGCCACGCTAAGGTTGGCCCCGCGAAGGTCGGCCACGCTAAGGTCGGCCT